AAACCGCGGATTAGAGCCAGGATTGATGTGTGTTGAATATGGAAAGATAGACGTGGAAACACAAACAACAACGTCGCATGTTATAATTAAGACGGACGGGATCACAAACATAGAAAAGAATTGGGTGTTATATGAAACGGCCAATAGAGACGCGCTGAGAATAGTATACAATTGGTATCCGATGACGACATATGGAATTGGCGCTGATGGCAAATCATTGATTAATAAGAAGACAACGGAGACGCCAGTATTTTTCAAACATTTGAGGGGATCTACAAACGGCATAAGAGTATGCTTAGAATCATCTAATTGCGAGACATGGTTTCTGTGTCATGCCGTAAGTTACGAAGATCGTCGCTATTATTATCACATAATAGTGGCGATAGATGCTGAGACAGGAAATGTGACGCGATGGAGCAAGTTTTTCACATTTGAGGGAAAGCCAGTTGAATATGTATTGGGATTCACCTACAACGAAATGGCAAAAACATTCATGTTTGGATATAGCACAATGGATCGGACAACTGAATATCGCAAAACGAGCAAAGAATTATTATTGGGGCTTTTTGTTTAGATAACAATCTCTTTTTCGCCCCTACATATATTGAATGTTTTTCGGTGCCATTGAGTGATGCCATGAGATTTTATGCCATCAATATGGGCTTTTGTGCCGTAGCCCATGTTTTTCTCCAAAGCATATCTGGAGGACAAATCGGGATAAACTTTACACAATTCTTCAACATAAGTGTCACGGGCGTCTTTAGCCAAAATAGAGGCAGCGGCGATGCTGGAATAGGTGCCATCGCCTTTTTCAACGGTTTGATGTTGTAGACTAATAAATTGGTCGGACGCCTCATCATATTTGACATAAGGTTTAAAATAGTTGCCGTCAACTAGGAGGAGACCAGCCGACTTGTCAGTTTCATTGGGTAATTTGGCGACAATAGATTGAATACAACGATGCATACCATTAATGACGGAAACAAGGATGTTAGATTGATCAATCTCCGCGGCTTCTGCGTATTCAATGTGCCAATAGAGGGCATGTTGTTTAATATAATTGGCAAGATCAGTCATCGTTTTTTTGGATTTGATTTTTTTACTGTCGCGCATCCATTCGTGATGAAAGTTGGCGGAATCTTTAGGTAAAACTACGGCGGCGACATAAACCCTGCCAAATAGAGGTCCACGTCCGGCTTCATCAATGCCTATTTCAAAAGATGAATCAATAGAGTGACATGGCAATAGAGGCACAAGATTGGATTTGAATAATGGCTTTTCTTTTTTAGGGGCCTTGGATCTGACGGTCTTGGGTTTTATTATTTTGATTGTCTCTTCAATTGGTGTTGTTTCCATGGTTATAATATTAATAAACGCAAATGTTTATTTGATTTTAAATATTTAAATCAAATGAACGGGTTATTTTTCGTAATAGAATATATATTATTCACAAATGACAGATATTAAGATAACTCCATTGATGTTATTTTTGTTGCTGCTTCTGATATTAATAGTGGCATCATTATTTGGAAAAGGATTGACGGAAGGATTTGGAAATTTGACGGAAGGATTCACAACGCCGTCGGATCCGTGGAAATCCATGACTGATTATAATACATATTTTTCAAATACCATAAAATTATCAAACGCAGCAGATAGTGATTTTTATTATGACAAAAAAAATGGAAATATATACAGACCTGTATTAATTGATGACCCAGCATCAACATCAACGCCAAAAACCAAAAAAGTGTCACAAGTTGTAATGGACATCAGATCTGGAAATAATAAAAGCACATTTGATGTTGGAACCGCAGGGCAATCGGATTCTATAAAAACTTTAGTGACAAAAACTGCGATTGATGATGTGACAACAAATTGGAAAATTATGTCAAATACAACCGCAAAACAACAATTGAATTACATGACTTGGAATAGAAAAACATTTATAATAATATTTAATTTAAAAAATAGTAGTGAAACCATAGACAATTCAATTACGCCAACACCTAATCCAAAAAATGAATACAACATTGATAGCATATATTATTTTGATGGTGAAACGCAAATGTACAAAAAGGATTCAACTGACAATAATGGATTTAAATCATTTGATTTGACTCCCAAGTCAAAATACGCGTCTTATTCAGCAGACAAAGACGATGATGGATCTATTTATGAATACATGTATGATTTTAAAAATAAACAATATCAATTTATGAAAACTGTGAAATTTGATATGAGAAACGGAAACTTATTAATCACGGAAGAAACCCCGGCATACAAAGCATTGAAAACTCTTCTTGACTCAGCCAAGACAATTAAAGACACTGCTGTGACAACCGCAACTTCTGCAGGAACAAAATTAACTGCACAAGCTACGCCTGCGGTTGACACAGGGTTAACAACCGCAATCACAACTGCGGTGACAGAAGTAACAAATAAAACAACTGATGCACTTATTTTGATTCCTGCAACACCTACACCGGCACAATTAAAAACATTTTATGACAATATTTTAGCGGCAAATACAGCAATATTAGCCGCACTCACAGCAATTGGAGCATTGACAACTGTGTCAGCTGCTGCGACAACAATCAAAGATGCAGCTGAGAAAGTTTCCACGAATGCTGCTGCTCTTATGACAAAAATTCAAACGGCATATGACTCAGCAACAACAGACACAACAACATCAAATACACTTTTAACAGTTTATCACCGAAGCAATGACAGTGAAATAGATCCAACATCATCCAACAAACAAACCTACACTACCAAATTAAATTCAAGCACACCGGAAGAAAATAAATCAACGCCATCTGCTAAACGAACTGATATAGTAAAAACAGACAAACCACTGTTTATGCCAGATTCTATAGGAAATCGCACAATGTTATATTTTCCTTGTGACAAAGCAACTATTTTAGTATCATTTGCCAATTGTTTTGAAGGAGGAGATGTTGGAATTCGCATAGAGAAAATACAGCGATTTTTGACAACAGGTCCAGTGAATGAACAAACAAATGCCACTACTCCGAGTCCAACGACAAGCACATCTGGATCTTCTGAATCTGGAAATCATATTTTAGATGAATATTTGAAATGGTCAAATTACATGTTAAAGACCCAGGTTGTTCCGCCGGTGTGTCCGGCATGTCCTTCATGTAAACATGGATCTGGCAACGTCTGCACAAGTTGCGGAGGAAATGGTGGATCCGGAACTGCGTCTGGAGACGGCAAGTCGTTGGCATTCAAAGACAATTCAGTAGCAGACGTGAAAGGTCCATCAAGCGCGGTGGCATCAGTAGGAAAAAGCGCGGGTTCAGTTTTAGAAAAGACTGTGGGCACAACAGGAAAAGTAATTGGTGGCGCGACAAATCTGGCGGCGGGCACAGTGGGTATGGCGGGTGGTTTAATTGGTGGCACAGTTGGTGCCGCGGCTGATTTGGTTGGCGGCACAATAGGCACAGCGGCAAATTTATTGGGTTCGGCAGGATCCGGATTAACAAACCTGTTACAGAACGATTCATCGCGAGTTGGATACACACAATCTTACCAAGGTGGACAGCAGAATGGATACAATCGCAATAACACAGGAATAACACCTCAACAACTTCAGCAGTCAAATAACTCATATTCAATGGGAACCCAAGCGGGCGCGCCAATTGACACATATTCATACAATGGCGCTCTGCAGTCAAAAGGATCTAATTTCAGACCATTAACTGCGGATTTCAGCGCGTTCTCCAAGTAAAGAAATTGCGTCAAAGAATGCGTAAGAAAGCCAAATAATAATTCTAAATTATTAGTAAATAGAGACAATCTACTAATAATACCAAATGAAAAAGAACGAATTGAAAATAAATACTGAAAATCTAAATAATATATGTGATAGATATGGAACGGCTGAAGAAATAAAATCTATATTAAAGAATTTTGACGCAAATTACAAGAACATAAATTACAAGAAAGGATTTTACATATATGGATCATCTGGCATTGGAAAAACCACTTTTGTGACAAACATCTTGAAAGAATTGAATTATGATGTCATAAGATATGACGCGGGCGACGTGAGAAACAAATCATTTATAGACGCAATAGCTAGTAACAACATATCATCATGTAATGTGTTGGACATGATGAACAAGAAGATGCGCAAAATAGCAATATTGATGGACGAGATAGACGGAATGAATAGTGGCGACAAAGGCGGATTGAACGCGCTGATAAAACTGATAAGACAGAAGAAGACGAAGAAACAGAAGCAGGAGAATATGACGCTGAATCCGATAATATGTATAGGAAATTACAACATAGATAAAAAGATCAAGGAATTGATGAAAGTGTGTAATGTGTTTGAGTTAAAAACGCCGACGCAACCGCAAATGAAAACAATCATTTCAGACATATTCAAAACGGTTCCGATAGAGAAACAGGAAATAATCGCGAATTATGCTATGGGAGATTTGCGAAAACTGGGATTCATACAAAAACTGTGTGATAAAAAACCGGAATTAATAGATGAGAAAATACTAAAAAATATATTAAACATTAAAACATTTAATGAAGACACAAACAAGATAACACAATCATTAATTTCCAAACCATATAAGATTGAAGAACATAATATGTTGATGAATGAGACGGATCGCACCGTAGTTGCTCTATTGTTACATGAAAATATAGTAGATGTTTTGCCAAAAAAGCAAGACACGGCAATTCCGTTTTATTTGAAATTTTTGGACAATGTATGTTACGCCGATTATATAGATCGCATTACTTTTCAGAATCAGATATGGCAATTCAATGAGATAAGCAGTTTGATGAAGACATTTAACAACAATCGCATTTATCACAAAGTAATGAATGACGAAAAACCAGATCCAATTCAAGACTCAGTAATTCGGTTTACTAAAGTGTTGACAAAGTATTCAACAGAATACAATAACATAGAATTTATTTATGATTTGTGTAAGAAGATGGATATGGATAAGAAAGATTTGATGACATTTTTCCAAGAGATGCGAATTTTTTACACGGAAAAGAATGCGGATTTCATGAATGATGTTGCCACGATGAATTCAATAGAGGCAATATTTGAAAGTTATGAAATAAACAAACTGGACATAAAAAGAATTTACCGGTATTTAGACCGAAATGTGAAAAAAACGGACACCAAAGAGGTGGATGAATTGGACTTGGATGATTAATGATCAATGATCAATTAATTGCCAATGATTAATTAATTAGCAATCAGATGTTTTGCGATGACAGAGCATACTTTCTTTTTGGAATCATTTACAGAAACATCATCAATGTCTATTGTGTCGGAATCACAAATATAAGAACATGCTAAAACAACAAAGCACTCCAATAGTTTAGGAAAATCATCTAGTGAAACGTTTGCGAAAACGTTGGAGTCAACTCGCGAAATACAATTGTAGAAACTATCAGATTCGGAAACAGTATATCCAAGTTTTTGTCGGATAAATAATATTGATGCCATGAGTTTCATGAAAACGGGAAAATTATTGGAAGTGCTGAGATAAGAATCAATCTCAGGATATTTGTCAAGAAGGTCAAGTGAGGCGTCCATTATGTAAGTTATGTTGATTTTTTAATCAACATAAAATGAAAAGAAACCGATCAATTTTTGAAGTGAATATATATAATGCCTCCTAAAAGAATTTTGTCATTAGAACATCCGGATCATATGCCAAAATTAACAACAAGAGTTGTGGGACCAAATGGATATTATGAACCTGTGCTAACAAAGGCCGGCGAAGAATTAGAAAGAAAAAAAATTAAAGATTTAAAGAATTTTAAAGAAAATGATCCTGAAAAATATTCTAATTGGAAAAAGGAATTTAAACATGATGCAAGCAAATTTGAAGGCACATTAAGAGATGAATTAGAAAAAGAACAAGCCACGGCATCAAGAAGACAAGACAGGGCAAGCTCACATTCAAAGGCGAAAGAAGCCCATTCAGACGCAAAAAAACACCGTGAAAACAGTTTGTTTGGATCAGTGATGAATGTAATTGCTCCATTGAAAACGCCAAAAACGCCAATGGATACTCCTCAAACAAGAAGAGGCAAAAAAGGTGGAAGAAGAAAACGAACACTTAAGAAAAATCGCTAATTTTCATGGAAGGTTCAGTTTTATTATTTCCAGTAATTTTAGCAAGCTCCATTTTCTTATCATTCAACATAATTTGAAGACGTTTGACCATGTCTTCTAATTCAGTGATTCTCTCGCCGCGTCTATTAATTTCTTCGGCTTGAGATCTCATAATTTCAACGGCTTTTGTGGGTGTTATTTCAATAGGATCTTGTCCAGGAACATTGAGCATAATTTTTGCATTTTTTGCATTTTCTTCATCTAATAATTTCTGACGTTCGGCCATAATCTCGTCAATTTGTTTTAGCACATCTGGTTTCATTTTGGCCTCGCCGGGTTCATATTTGGCCAAAAGTCCATCAATCTCTTCCATAAAAAACTTCTTAATCATGCTCTCCGAATCTTTTTTAATAAAATCCTCTACTTTTTTGGGCGATTCTTTCATGAATTCATTATAACCAGCTTCCAAAAGACGGCGCTTATCAAAAGTATTTTGCTCATGTGAAAAACACAGAATGGTTTTCATAGGATCCAATTGGACAAAAGGCACCGTATAATTTTTCAAAAAAGCGCGTTCTTCAGCTAGCGCTGCGTGTTCCTCATATTTGCTTGTTTTAAGCAATTCCGCGCGAAAAGCAAATGTGCCAGCGGTGGCATGGGTTTGTCCATAAGGACCAAACTGAACCATCTGCTTAATGTGTTTGAAATAAATATATATTTCACTTGACCCCGCACACAATGCTTTAGGGTTTTCCAATAGACGTTCCACCGCATGTTCAACACGATCTGGTGGATAATAATCATCGTCATCCATGTAGACAATCATAGACCCTTTACAATGACTATGCATCAAATTGCGTTTAGCACCGAGAGTCAATTTATTGGGAACCTCAATATATTTGATTTGACTGATGCCGGATGCGCGGATGACGTCGGCCACTTTATCGGTGCCATCATCCACAATGATCCACTCCATGCGATCTTTGGGATAAGTTTGATTGCGAAAACACGCAAACATGGTTTGTAAGAATGGACGCCGATTAAACGTAGGCGTACAAACACTGACGAAAGGATAATATTTTTTTGTAAATTTGGCACCGCGATGTTTCTGTGGCATAAGATTAAAATATATATAATGAAGTCTCTATGCGGTTTTGTATGGATTATAGATTTTGTCAAACATATTTGTAAAAAACTTTTCTTTGGCGGTGGAAGGATCATTTTCTTTCTCAAACTTTTTAGATACATAATCATTGACATCTATTTGAGAATTTATTTCGGCAACGCCTTTTGCGACATCATTCATTTCTTCTGTTCCAATTCCATATTTTGATAATACTGAATATACAATTTTTAAAACGACAAATATTCCGGGACCAAGGAAAACTGTTTTCAAAAATTTAGTAGACAAATTTAACATATCAGGGAAGGTTTTTCTTATTGAAAAGAACCACACAATTTCATGAAAATTACCATGAATCACCTTTAAAAAACTTTCAACGCCATTTTTAAAAGTCGCAAACACATCAGATTTGAAAGCAACGCGCCCGTCATTCATGTGGGCGTCATTTGTTTTATAAAGCGAATACATTTTAGAAATTCCAGTTTTCATAACTGAATAATAGAAAATATAAATAGTAATAACGAAAGAAGAAAACGCAATGGTCGGTTGATAAAACATGGCAAATTTGAAAATCACATAAATTAAATAAAATATATTTCCGGCTGCCAGTTTTGTCATGGATGAAGGAATTATATTGAAAACATTTTCAAATATTCCTTTTGTTTGATCTGCCACAATATTTGATATAAAAACCATAATATATGATATTCCAAGAATGCTTGATAGAACTTCATTTCCTTTAAATAAAAATATTTTATCAAACGCGGATTTGACTGTATCACGAAAATAATTTCTTATTTCAATTGGATTTTTTCTATATTGTTTAAAAACATTTACTATTTCATTAATTTTAATTCTAATGTATTCAAACGCAATGGAAAGTTGTTCCCACAAAACTGGCACCATGCCCATAGCTAAACTTAAAAATACATAAAATACTGAACGTCTGCCTATGTATTCAGATGTATTTATAAATTCTCGTATTCTTTGGGGAATTTTAACCATTATATACTCATCAATGGACGTTACCATTTGAACAACATAAGTTGACAAATAATGAGTGAATTCATTTTCTTTGAGACTTGAAAAATTATCAGAAAGACGTTCTTTCACCGGATTTGTAAAATAATTGGCATACCAATTATGAGCAATTAAAAACGCAAGAAATGTTGTGAATAATGCTGTTAATATTTTTTTTGTGATAATGACGTCTTCATTTGATCCGCCTATTTTTTTTATCAAATCACTAATTATGTCTATTCTTGGAATTAATTCGGAACTATTAAAAATAGAAGATATAGATTTGGATTTGGATTTAGATTTAGATTTCATCCCTTCCACACCTTCATCATCCGAAAACCCTTCTTCATCATCCGAAAACCCTTCATCTGATTTATCATCGGCATCATTAGAAAACCCTTCAACAAAAGTATCAAGAGAATTAACATAATCTGAATTAAGCAAATTCATTTTTTCCATAATTTTTTTATCCATATCACTAAACTCATTTTTTGTAGATGACATTATATTATATATAAATGATATTACTTTTCAGTTATATATAAGAAATAAATTATCTGGCATACATTAATCCGCAATAACCACCAACAAACGAAAGAACGTTATAACGTTCTTCAAATAAAACCAAATTGTAATTATATTCATATAAACGCCATGACGACGCGTTTGTGCCAATGACAGTTCCATTATCAAGACATGTTATTTGATAATTTGAGTTTTGCGTATCTATTTGAGGCACATAAGTATTTATTTCCAGCTCAACGGTTTTAAATTTGGACATGTTGATTGCGCCTGACGGTTGATATTCATGAGGATCCGTATTAAGACAGAAATTATAACAATATAATCCTTCGCCGGCGAAGCCGGCTGTTCTCGTATATTTTTCAACATAATCATAGACTTCACGCGTGAGCAAATTTTCTCTATATTCGCCATTAAAAAGTATTCCCATTGTTTCTAATATTTCCTTATGATTTTCAACATTGAAATCGCTGGTTATGAAAATGCCGGTTTGTATGGAATCCGGATTAATAAAAGGACCAATTGGTCTTCTAGTAATAATATTTATAATTCCGTCTGCAGGATTTCCTTCTTGAGGAGCATTCACAATATTACCTGGAATTACGCGATATGGCCAATTGGTGTAATTGCTCCACTCATTGCGCATATAAACATCATTGCGTTGTAAATACCACATCCAATTTGCCACCATTCCGCCCGTCTGAACTTTTAGTTTCTTGGCTCCAGTGACATTTTCATATTTATATTCATGAATATCTTTAATCAAATATACTTGATCTTCAGCAGTGAAATTGCGAATCTCGTCTTTTGATAAAAAACAATAATTTGCTAAAATGTGAACATCGGCATTCCATGTCGTTGTTTTATTGAGGTAAGCGTCTGGTCCAATTTTTACAGCCGGTGGACTTTGTAAAAACCGATAAAACTGATGTTCTGGTTTAGTAAAATCTGCTCGCACATAGGGATAGTTATTGGCATTATCAAAAACATCTCTGATTTGAAATAATTCTTCAACTGATCTAAGTGTGACTGTGATTGTCAATTCATTATACTGCATGGAAACTAGAGGAAAAGCACATTTGCTTTCAAGACAGAACCACGCATTTAGAGGTATATACAAAGACCTACTCCGAATAGAAGGTTCCGAACCCAAAGTATTTGAAGTGTAAAAAGCAGACGGATATGCGTTGACGCGACCTTGAGAATTGCCAGGATCATTCACATCTGTCACATTTCCAGTCATTGTGTTAAAAAGATCCTTTTTGTTTTTATCAAAATCACGTTCTACCATGGCTGCTAAATACTCGCCTGAATATTTCTGAATAGTGAAATTTCCACAGCGCATTTCTATTTCTTTAATGAGATGAGTGCCAATGTTTTTAATCCATCTAAAATTGTAAGGAACCCAATGATCGCCAGTTTCCTCGCAAGGTTGATAAATCGGACTCCATATGTGAGGCAATGTCACAACAAGATAACTATCCATCAACAGTTCAGCATGTCTAGGAACCCTGAATGTGAAGACGGATTGTTCACTTAGGCGAAGATCGCGTTGTCCATCATAATCAATGCGGAATTTCTGCATTCCAAAGTTAGTATATTTAGAATAAGTGACTTTAAAGAATGTTTTAGTGGGATTGCCGGTAAGCATAACATTATTATTGCCTTCTGAAATTATATTTAATAGACCTCCTGCCATTGTGAGATTAATATATAATATGATATCATTATATTTCTAATATTTTACTTCGCCAAATATTTTATCAGCAATTTATAAAGACAAATCGCAATGAATATGATTAAGAAAGTAATGATTTTAGTGATATTTCTAATGACAATTTATGTTGTTTATGGCTTGTTTCAAAAAAACGCCGATATTAAAAAACAAATGGACAAAGAAATACAAAAACAACTAGAAGAAGGGTTTTCAGACCTTACTGCGGCGGCAGATATGTCAAAATTAAACGACGATGCTGCCGCGATGGGTCTCGGATTAAACATTAAATCTGTATCCGAAGATGTATATAACTTTCCAATTAAAGAATTTATCATAAAATCGTCTTACAATACTGCTATTGTAGGAAAATCCGTCAACAAAGAGGCCATTAAATTTGTCCTTAACCGTGGATGCCGAGTTTTAGATTTTGAAATTTATACAAGACGAGATGACAAACAATTTGAACGCGAATACATATCATTTTCGGAGGATCCGGAATACAAATCCATAAACACAGATTTAGATTTATCTATGGAGGACGCATTTACGACGGTGATAGGAAACGCGTTTACTTCGGCGCCAGCACCAAAAGATCCATTGTTTATTCATTTGCGAATCAAAAATCACACACGCAACGCTTACCAAAGAATTTCAAAATCAATAGAAACCAATTTTGGTTCAAAAATGTATGACAAAAAAGTAAACGGAAGCACAAGAATTGGCGATCTGATGGACAAAGTGGTTATAATATTGGATATAACAAGCGCGCCGGATTATGAGAGACATGGAACATGTCAAAGTAGCGATGGACCCGATTGCGTTCCATTTAGTGTATATATTCAATTGAGAAGTGGCATGGTGGATTTCCCCAAATATTCTTACATAGACTATAACACATTAATATCATCGCCGATATCAATAGCGGACGACGGTCGCACGGACATGAAATCATTCTACATGGTTACGCCACCTCAAGTGGGAAATGTGGAGGCACCCACAGTAATGGAATTGGCAAAACAGCCATGTCAAATGGTTTTAATGAAATTCTATAATCAGACTTCCGCCTTGAAAAGTTATGAGAACTTATTTAATGTGGCTGAGTCATCATTTTGCCTGATATCAACATTGCTAAAAAATTCACGTAGGCTAAACTCAGAATAAAGTTAAAATACATAAATTATTTTAACTACAATAGACGCATTTTTGAATTAAAAATGTAAAAATGTGTTAACAATATATATAATGTCAAAATATGTATTGCGCAATAATAAAAAACAGAAATATGACAATGAAATTTGCGACAACGCCATGACTTTCCAAGAATGTGAGATTGCGATTTTAAGAAAAGCCGTTGATGAAAGTGAAGCCGTCCAAGGAAAACGCGTTGCAACAAATGAAGAAGTCAAGAAAATTATATCTATTTTAGAAGAATTTCTCAAATTGAAACACGTGATTTGTTATGGAGGAACCGCCATCAATAATATCCTCCCAAAAGACGATCAATTCTACGATAAGGACATTGAAGTGCCCGATTATGACTTCTATTCCAGCACGGCCATGGATGACGCCATTGAATTGGCAAATATTTACAACGATTCCGGCTACACTGAAGTAGAGGCAAAAGCCGGTGTTCATCACGGAACATACAAAGTATATGTGAATTATTTGCCGATTGCGGACATAACGCAGTTGAATGACACAATATTTGACGAGTTATACAAATCATCTATTAAAATCGCAGGAATCAAGTATGCCTCGGCGGATTTTCTTAGGATGGCAATGTTTTTGGAATTGTCTAGACCCGACGGCGACGTGAGTAGATGGGAGAAGGTCCACAAAAGACTGAATTTACTTAATAAACATTATCCTTTGAAGGCGATGGGAAAATGTAACAATGTGGAATTTCAACGCAAGATGAATCGCGACACAAAGATTGGAATAGTTGAAAAGGAAAATATGACGGTGGAACAAATAGAGGCGGAAATATTCACCATTGTGCGTGATGAATTGGCGTCTCAGGGAGCCGTGTTTTTCGGTGGTTATGCGTGTAGTTTATACGGAACCTATATGAGAGATCACACAAAACACGAATTGGCAAAAATCCCCGACTTTGACGTGATTGTAGAAAACATAGAGAGAATTGCCCTTATTATAAAGGAGCAATTAGAAGAGAATGGATACACAAAAATCGGATTGATTGAACACGCGGCGATTGGCGAGATTGTGCCCAAACATATTGAAATCCGGGTTGGCAAAGAAACCATCGCGTTTTTATATGAACCGATTGCGTGCCATAATTACAACAAGATTGTGATCGGCGGAAACACATCCATTAATGTGGCGACCATTGACACCATATTGACATTTTATTTGGCTTTTTTATACACAAAAAAGATCTACTATTATAAGGACAGATTGACATGTATTGCCGAGTTTTTATTCAATGTTCAAGAGGAGAACCGATTAAGTCAGAAGGGATTATTGAAGCGTTTCTCTATGGATTGTTATGGAAAACAGCCAACGATGGAGGACATTCGTTCGGCCAAATCGGAAAAGTTTGTGGAACTGTCTTCTAAAAAGGGAACGCGAGAATATGATGAATGGTTTTTGAATTACAAACCAAGTTTGAAAAGGAAGGAGCCTTTAACCAAAAAAGGCAAGATGAAATCGCTTAATAAAAAAGTGATTGAGTATTCTCCTGGATTCAAACATAAATCTCAAACAAAAAAAAATAAACCAACAAAGAAATCCCCATCAAAGAAATCCCCATCTATCAAATCTTCCATTCAAAAAAGTAAAAAAAACGATAATTATTTGTTTTAATTTGTATAAATTTTTATTCTACACTAGATGTAGAATAAAACCGCATTATTCGGCAACATTCATTGTGACATTCACATGTTCCTGTATTTGATCAATAGTAATTCCAAAATCCAGCTCTTCATTTTCGGTTAAAGCTAAAATTTCCGGTTTTTTAGAAGCCTTGGGTTTTTCTTTCTTTTCGTCTTTTGCGTTTTTGGCGTCTTCTTTTCTTGGCCTGCCTTTTTTCTTTTTTTCGGGCTCTATTTTTTCGGGCTCTGTTTTTTCGTTTTTTTTTTCTACGTCTGAAATTGTGGAAGAAGTATCTGACCATGCTGTGTTTTGTGTCTCTATAGCTTCAATTAAAAAATCACGTGATGACACACAGGATGATTCTGACGATGCCACACTAGAAACTGGCGTTGTTAATAGAAGGGTTGGAAAATGATTAAAATCAGTATCTGTGTCACCATCAGATGATGAAGAATCAGTATCAGTATCCGGATCAGGTTCAAATACAATCTCTTCATCTATTTCAGTTTTAAGAGCCTCCATTTTTCTAAGAAGTTTTGTCAGATGTTTAGTCTGCGTGTTTTTGAAAAAATCCATATAATTAAGATACAACATAATCTGATCTTTCAAAACGGAATTGTCATATTCAAGCGTTTTGATGAAATTCAAAATACAAATTCCGGTTTGCGATTTTGAAGTGTATGAATCTATTTTCATTTGATTAGAATTGTGCGTCATAATTAAACTTAATATAAGAGAACACACATCCTCATGTAAATTACAGACGTCTTCCAATTTGTATTCAGCAAAAGGATTCAAATCGTTGTAAACTGGTCTATCCTTGATAGAGGTTGGCAATTTGTATTTATATTCATCAAATAGAGACGAAATCAATTTGAATAATTTGTAATAATCACAGTAAACGCGATTTGTAATAAGAAGCAAAGAATTCTGAATATTTTCAGTATCAACATTGAACGCTTTAATTTGAAAGTTGAAAGATTCTAAACAGAATAAAAAAATCTTCTTGTGGCTATTTGTGGATATCATTTCAGAATAAAGGTGTTTTAGTTTTCCGATTTTGTCTTTGATGGAATTGTAATTTGCGGAAATTTTACATGTGTTTTCTTTTACGATAGAGAATTCTGATTTTAATGATTCCAATTGACTTTCCATTCTTATTTGTATTATATGAACATTTTATGCCGCGCTGATTCCTAAATTTATTTTATTAAACCTTTATGTATGTTTCATCTTCGTCTTCGGACGTCTTAGTTGATTTGTTAGTGTCTTCCGCAACCATTGCCTCTATTTCTTTGTCTTCCGCAACCATTGCCTTTATTTCTTTGTCTTCCTTAGAATTTTCTTCTTCTAATTCTTCTTCCAATTCTTCTTCCAATTCTTCTTCCAATTCATCTTTTAATTCCTCTACTTCTAATTCTTCTTCCAATTCTTCTTCTAATTCTTCTACTTCCAATTCTTCTTCTAATTCTTCTACTTCCAATTCATCTTTTAATTCTTCTTCCAATTCTTCTTCTAATTCTTCTACTTCTAATTCATCTTTTAATTCTTCTACTTCCAATTCCTCTTCCTCCTCGCGATAGTTAATTTTAGCTCTGGGTCTTCTTGTTCGCATGATATTTTTTATATCCAAATTGCACCATCCCTTATTCATGATTGGTGGTTCTTGTATTTTTTTAAACAACTCCCGAACTTTGGTTAAAAGATCTTCAAATTTATCAGAAACATCAGAATTTGAATTTACTCCAGCGTTATCATATTCAAACATGAATTTTAGTAACAACTTTGAATTGTCAACAAATCTGTTAAGTTTTTGCGACACGTTTGAATTTAAAACAGATAGTAATGAAAATATCATAAGCAAATTTGCGATTTTATGACCAGAAAATAATAGAGAAATGCTTTCCTTAAGCAACTTTGCCACAGAGATAGTGACGACGGTAATAATAATGGTATTTTGAATGGACGACATGATTAAGTGATATATATTTATAATACAAATTCAAACAAATGATGAAATGATCAATTTTTTGTGATATCAAGTGAGTATTTAGCAAATTTTTACCGAAGTATTATAATATAATGAGTTCAAACAGCGGTATAACCGATGAAAAATCATTTGCTGCGTCAGCTATTGCTGATGTAACAAAAAGCAATGTATTAGATGACGAAATATTAACATCCGTTGGTGATAAAGATCCCGAGAAGAAAGAAGAAAAAAAGATGCCTGAAGTCAAATGGTCAACCGAAAGCGAGAAAATCCCTGGTGAATGGTGCGACGTCGCCAAATGCTATAAATGGCTTCATAATCGTGCGCATCAGAAGTTTTCCGTATTACATGCTTGGTTTACTATTCCTGCCATTATTTTTTCAACAATTAGTGGGACTGCGTCTTTTGCTCAAGCAAGTTTGCCGATGTCTATGCAAGCATACGCACCAATGGTTATTGGTTCTGTAAATATTATTATAGGAATATTGACAACCATACAGCAATACATGAAAATATCTGAGTTGAACGAGTCATTCAGAGTATCAGCAATAGCATGGGACAAATTTGCCCGAAACATTAGCATAGAATTGGCAAAAGCGCCGGAGGAACGAAGTATGGACGCAGGGCATTTCTTGAAGACTTACAGAGAAGAATTTGACCGATTAATGGAGACGAGTCCATCCATTCCCAAGTCAATCACAAAAGAATTTATTAGCATATTCTCAGGCAAGAAGGCATATTGGTGCTGCCCATATGACGATGATGCCGCCGACGAAGAGAAGAATGAGGAGGAGCGAAAGACCCGATTCAAGACTCTTAAGAAACCGGATGAGTGTGATACTGTCATTGTGTCCGAGATTGGAAAACACGATTGGTATAATCCTGCACGAATTCCTGTGATTCAAACAACACCTACAATTGACGAACACTCAATAGAGAACTTATTATCGCAAAAATTCAAAGTGATACAGGAAAATGCCAAAAAAGAGGAAGAGGACAAGCGCCGATCTATAGATGAGCAAAAATGGATGGCAGAGGAAAAAATAAAGATGGAAAAGGAAGAAGAGGAACGCCGAGATAAAGTTCAAAATCAATTTCGGCAGGCGGCAATAGAAATGGCAAACAAAATCAAAACAAATAATAAGAAAATAGAGGAACATGTAAAATTGTTCAAAGACAATTATGGACGTGATCCTCTTAAAGAGGAATTGTCAGAAGCTCTTAAAAATGATGTTGATTCTGAAATATTAGAAAAATTCTTAGATAAATATGTGCCTAATGGCGGAGGAGATAATAATGTATAATTTGCCAGATAAAATATAAAAACCGATATTTATTATATTTTATTGTTTCAAAATAGTTTCAACTTTTTCTTGATCTTTGCCTTGGAATGTGTCTGGATATTTTGATTTATTTTCTTTATTTGCCTGAATATTTTGTTTTATTTTACCAGAAGAATCAACCTGATCTAATTGAAGAGGCGCGCCATTTTCATCAAGCGCAATTTCTCCCTTGTCATTTGCCGCATATTTTATTCCATCTTTGATAATATAAGAAACATTGTCAGATGTTTTAAGTATTTCTGGTTTAACAAATGATTTAATAGAAGACACGTCAATAATTGGCTGTTTGTCACTATTAGTGAATTTTTTGGTTAATTCATCAAACAATATTTGTTTTCCATCTTCATTCATGACGGGACTGCCATCTTTATTAACAACAATCATGGAATTATTTTCTTTGGATTTCATAAGAAATAGACCATCGGGTCCATTGAGTATTGGATCACCATTGGAAGAAGTTAGCGCATTTCCATATTGATCAACAGCGGTTGTGAGTGATGATTGCGCTTCTGACTTTCCTTCTGTGCCTTCTGACTTTCCTTCTGCGCCTTCTGTGCCTTCTGCGCCTTCTTTTAATTTATTGGCTTGTTCTTCTTTTAATTTGTCATCCTGTTCTTTTTTAAGTTCTTCAACGGTTTTCTCAACCTTTTTGATGACTTGGTCTCGCAACATATATTCAACACTATTTTCATCATATGGACTAATAATCCAAAAAGACAATATTAAAACAGTAATCCAAAAACAAATAGCATAAACATAAAACATGTCATGATTGTTTGTCGGTTTAAAAAAAGTAATTAATGACAAAATTAGTCCTAAATAGATCAAGGAAATAGAAAACGTTTTGAAGTATTTATTTTGAAATAATCTTATTGGTGCAATTGTTTCAAGCATAAATGGTGGATTTTCAAAAATACATTTTATTATAAATGAAACGACAGTGTGTATTAATTTTGCTACAAAATTTGAATTTGGACTGGAAGAATCGGTGTTTTTTAAATTTTGTTCTGCGATTGCGCCAAGTGCATCCGGTTTAGAATCCGTCTGTGGTTGCGAATTATTTTTATCAGACATTATATTTTACTATATAAAATATAAGTCATTTTTGAGCGCAAATTAGTATGCTACAAACTGATCTGGCGATTTTAATCCATAAATCATAGTTTTTAAATCAATCTTGAACATAACAGTGTTCACATCGTCTTCATATTTGTAGGAGCTTTTATTGGGAAATTTGGCGCCGGTCCAGTCGCGCATTTTCATAGTAAAAATCGCATGACGAATGTAGGAGGTATCTGGTTGAGGATTCAATACTTTTGTGGAAAAAAAATAATAAGATCCAACTTCTTTGGGGTCAATGAGGCAATCACTTATTATGGACTTTTCATTAATTTGTTCCTGAGTCAAAGTGTAAAAAGATTCACCGTCATCATTGGTCATACATAAATAACCGATCAAAGGAATGCTAATTGATTTGAAAGCGCCGCTTGATTTTATAAACCAGGGATTTAAAATAGCTGATATGGGAAATGATTTGTCAGGTTTGAATAATTTAGTGATAGAACCATCTACTAAATTTCCAAAAACAGATTTTACATTATTTAGTTCATCCGCAATAGCATATTTGAAATCCGGATTCAATTTATGATTATTCAATAATAACGCGGTGACGTCATAAAAAACATAAATGCTGTCATTTTTAGGAATAAATCCACGATAAGATTTTTCAAAACTGGATTGGATTTTGCCACCAAACTTAATTCCAGAGTCATTATTTGTAAATATATTTGTCAGTTGATCGTCGCATGATTTGATGAAAACGTTTTCTAAATGTTCTTCTGATTCATATTGAGAAAAATCAAAAGAAAATTCTGGAAACAAAATCTTTCCATTGTTTATTTTGACGGCATATTTCACAAAAGGCATGACACAGCTATCTTCAATGTAAAAAACGCACATCCGAATTGTAAGTTTGTCTGTTGCGTCTGTTGGAATATTTTCACTTAGATATTGATCATTTGGATAGAATACGTCTATTTTTTGTAAAAACGATTCTGTGTGCTTCATTTCTGCTTGAAATTGCTCAAACGTGTATTTATGTTCCATAATCTTTATATTATAAGATCATAAAAATCGTGAATATATGGCGCAAAAAAATGGCAATTAGATATATAGATAAATATGGATATTGATTACACAAAAATGAAAAGTGAAACAATGAGTGTTTTGTCAAATCCCACAATAATATCTTATTCACTTATTTTCTGTTCAACACTTATTTTAGGATATTACACATTACATGATTCGCAGGCATTTAAACCGTCTGAAGAATCAAAAGAATCCGAAGAATCAGGAGAATCAAAAGAATCAGGATCATTCTTTTCTTCTTTCGGGGGTCCTAAAAAAGAAGAACCCGCTGAAGAACCGTCTGCTGCTTCAACAAGTTTATTTGGTGGTCCTGAAAAAGAAGCTCCCGCACCTCCTTCCACTAATATATTTGGTGGTCCTGAAAAAGAAGAAGCCGCCCCAGTTGAAGAAGCTCCCAACCCAGTCACTTCATTATTTGGAGGTCCCGAAAAGAAAGAGGAAAATCCACCTACTAAAGAAGGAGAAAAACCACCAACTCAAGAAGTAAAGCCTCCGGAACAAGCAAACCCGGTGGGAACAGGTGGCAAAAAATCACGTGGTCGCAGAAAAAGGGCTAACAAATCAAAAAAGAATAAGAAACTATAGAATATTTGCCAATTGTTCTTTTTGTTCATTAGTCAAATTTGCGGGGAAAGTAACATCAAACTCAACAATCAAGTTTCCACTAGTTGTCATTCCTAAATTTGGAAATGCTTTTCTACCTCCTGGAAAAATGACAGTGTTAGAAATATTAAGGGTTAGTGATTTGCCATTTAAATGTTCAAACTGAAATTGTGTTCCACATAAAGCCTCTTTAAGTGTGAGCATTTTCTTAAAAATCAAATCGTTGCCTTGTCTTGTAAACATTGAATGTTTTTCAATGACAATTTGTAGTTTAACATCTCCTCTGTGAGAGGCATTTATACAATTTCCGATTCCTTCTAACAAAATGGAATCATTATTATTAATGCTTGCCGGAATATTCACATTTATAGTTTCAGTCTCAGTTATTTGTAAATCACCATTTTGGACCCATCTCTCTATTTCTACTGGCAAAACCCCTCCCACAAATGCTTGTTCTAATGTTATTGACACGGTTTTGGAAATCGTTGGGGGTTTTCCAATATGTCTCTTTATAAATGTTCCTTGACCATTGTGAACAATCTCTATTCCGCCAAAACCTCCGCCCATGCCTCCCATGCCTCCCATACCTCCCATATTGAACATCATTTCAAATATGTCTGGCATACCTGGTGGCATGCCCCGCATTCCATGATGCATGGGAAAGGGAAATCCTTGAACTCCATTCAATTCATTGTCATACTGTTTTCTTTTTTGTGGATCTCTTAAAATCTCATAAGCCTCATTTAGTTTCTGCATCATATTATTAGATTCCTCAGGATCACCGGTGGCTCTATCGGGATGATATTTAAAAGACAACGAACGATACGCTTTTTTTATTTCGCCTTCATCAGCGTTGGATTGAAGCCCCAAGATTTCATAATGATTCGGCATTTTATAAAATACAATTTTAATTTTTCTACATCATAATTACGCAAAATAATATTTTCATGAATTAAAGCATAAAAATATTACCAAATAAATATCAATTACCCACTAATGGAATCCTTAACAACCTTTGTGAACCGATACAAACCATATTACATCACCGATTTCTTTTTAGATGAAACCCACATGAATGTTCTCAATGCCCTGATAGAGATTGATGATCTAAACATATTGATTGTTGGTAGTGAATGTTCCGGCAAAACCTCTTTAACACACGCCATCATTCGCAATTATTATAACATGAATAAATCCGCTACATTTCCCGAACACAATATCATGTTTATAAACAATCTGAAAGAGCAGGGTATCCAATTTTTTCGCAATGAGATGAAGTCGTTTTGTCAATCGCAATCCAATATACCCGGCAAAAAGAAACTTATTGTGGTGGATGACATAGACAGCATCAACGAACAGAGCCAGCAAGTATTCCGAAATTACATAGACAAGTATGGAAATAATGTTCAGTTTATATCGGCATGTACTAATATTCAAAAAGTGAATGAGTCTTTACAATCACGGCTTCATATTTTGAAGATCAATCGTCTCCAAAAAAAACATTTGGTTGAAACCATGGACAAAATCATCGCGATAGAGAAACTCCAAATTGATGCGGAATCTAAAGAGTTTATGTTAAGCATTTGTAATGATTCCATCCGGGTCATGATAAATTACTTAGAAAAGATCTACATATTAGGAGAACCGATAGACATCAAATCGGCGAATAATCTGTGTTCTAATATTTCGTATGTTCAGTTTGAGAAATACGTGGTTGAATTAAAAAATGGGAATTTGAGAGAGGCGATAGAGATTTTGTGTGAAATACATGATTATGGATACTCGGTCATTGACATCTTGGATTATTTCTTTAATTTCGTAAAATTCACGCCGAACATAGAAGAAAATATCAAATACAGGATTCTGCCGTTTTTGTGTAAATACATAACTATTTTTCACAAGGTTCATGAGGACTCTATTGAGCTCGCATTTTTTACGAATAATTTGATGGAATTGTGGAAAGTATAATAAAATATTCAGATAATATATAATGGCATCTAAAATTCAAACATGCATTGATAAATTGTCCATTAAAAGAGATGTTAGTATTTTTTCAAAACCGAAGCATCGTGAATTTGATGCGAGCCACGCAGCCAAAATAGCAAATTTATGTAAAATTTTGTATGGAGAATTGCCTCTCACAACTTCAAAAAATACAACAATTATGGAAGCAGAAAAACAATTATTCCAAGATTTAGTGTATCTGTGGTATAATAATCATTCGGTCATTGAAGAACTTTATCATTTATTTAAATTATCCGGATTGTGTTTTTTACATGGAATCCATTTATCTTTTGGAGAAGAGGAGGAGAATGAATCAACACAAATAATTAAACATCTAGGAAAATCAAAAACCAAAATTCGTCCATTTGATCCGGTTATATACATGAGAACTGAAATACGTAATTGTCAAGAAAAATTCATGGCAATTCCAATTACTTTTCAATTTCATGGCGCAAAAGCTTCTCATGCAAATATATTATTTATTAAAGTTGAGGGACGCAATAAAAATGAAAAAAGAATCGTAGAAATGGAAAGGTTTGAACCGCACGGATCAACTTATGGAAATGCATCATTGTCTTATCGCATTAATAGTAAGATGCACAGTTTAGGGAATTCACTTTTTCCAAGTCAGCATTACGACGTGAAACAACTTGTTAAACCAATTGATCATTGTCCAACTATAAAAGGGCTTCAAAATTTAACAGCCGGCAGCGCATATGAGGGTTCATGCACAATATTTGCCATGTTGTATGCAATATTAAAATCAATAAATCCGGAACGCACACAATCCGAAATTGCCGATGACATCCATAAAATATTGCTAAAACACAACAATCCAACAATGATTGTCAGATTAATTGTCAATGTTTTAACAGGGATGTTAAATATCACAAAAGAGGGACCGCATTATTACATTATAAGTCATACTGGCGAAAAAAGGGAACTTACGACTGATCAAGAAACAATAGTTAATACTTGGATTAATAATGTCGGAACAAATGTCGTCATGCATAGAGGCAATAAATATGAGGGAAAATTTGAAGATGGGCAATTCGTAGAAGGCACTATTACATTTGCGGAAACTAATTCCGCAGGCCGAAAAACCTACACAGGAAAAATCAACAAAGAGACAATACAATTGAATGACCCAGAAGGCGAACTTATATGGAAAGATGGCAAAAGATACAAAGGAAGTTTTATTGACGGCAAAATGACGGGCAAAGGTGCCATGCGTTTCAAGAACAAAGATTTTTATGAAGGAGACTTTGTTGATGGTAAACAGACGGGCAAAGGCATATTTATGCATTCAGATGGAGAAATTTATAAGGGAGATTTCCTCAATGATTTGTATCATGGCAAAGGTGATTATCGCAGTCAAGACGGAGAAACCTATGTAGGAGACTGGATACGTAATAGCAAACAAGGCAAAGGTACATATCATTATGAAGATGGAAACGTTTATGACGGGGATTGGATGGAAGATGAGATGTCGGGCAAGGGCAAATATTATTACAAAAGTGGCAATGTTTATGAAGGAGATTTTAATAGAGATTATATGTGGGGAAAGGGCACCATGCACTTTTCAGATGGTAGAATATATGAAGGAGACTGGAAAAAAGATAAGATAACGGGCAAAGGTTTAATGCGTTATACCAATGGTGATGTTTATGAAGGAGACTGGCTGAATGATAAGATAACAGGCAAAGGAATCATGCGTTTTTCAAATGGAAATTCATATGAAGGGGACTGGAAAGATGATTTAATTGACGGTAAAGGAAAATATACAAAAGCAAATGGAGAAGTGCTTGAAGGAGATTTTGTCAAAGGAATATACAAGAGAATGAGTCCGACAAAAAATACAACTCGCAAAAGTAGAAGAAGCAGGGCACCTAAGGCGGAAAAGGCAAATGATTCTAGCGAATCAAGTAAATCTAGTAATTCAAGCAAATCTAGTAATTCAAGAAAGGCTCCTAAGGCGGAAAAACTGATTGGTCAAATTGATTCTAGCGAATCTAGCAAATCAAATGATTCAAGTAAATAATATAGACATATATTAGCGATAACATAAGTAATACAGAAAAATGTCCAACCAAATATTTAAAACTCTGGTCCCCATAAATATATTACACGACCTGTTGGAGAAAATATGTTTGAAAACTGACAAGTATTATTTTTTGGATGAAACAGCATATCGCAAGATGTTGTTTCATGAACTAGAAAAACCATTTTTAGAACTTATTAGACCTTATTATTTTGCGTCTAAATTATTCTATTTGGACCGAGATTTTACCTATAATAGTTTTTCAAACATTGTGCGTCAAATTTGTAAATTCATGGATATTAAATTGGAATCAGAAATAAAATATTGCCATTCCAAATACTATATTAATTTTTTCATATACTGGTGACAGTACTAGTCATTTGTAAAGTACCAGCATTAGAAAAATACTCATTGGTGCTGTCAACAATGGACGCCTGTAGGTATTTAGTTACTATGGATTTTGTTTTCATCAACTCTGCAGTTGATAAATACGCCAACCACTGAAATTTTGATCTTGACAAAACCTCGTCCGCGGGAATCGCAATTCCATATGCGTTCTTATCCAAATCAATGAAATCCTCGCTCATCAAATCATTTATTAAAATCTGTTTGCCCTTTGAAGTCTTAATTCCGATCAGTCTGCCATCTACTAAAGTGGCATGTCCTGCTTTAATATGCGCTTCAATCATTTGCGCATTTTGTCCTACAAATTTGGATTCATTAGAGAAATGGTTTGATCTATTTCTTTCCTGTAAAACCGTGATCATCTCCTTTATTATCGGACACGACTTCCTGGCGCCCATCACTTGCATACCCGGCACAAATCCTGCCGAACCATTAGCAGTTGTCCTATTAATTTCTTCCGCGAAAAATGGCTGTCCCTCTATCGTATCCATGTAAAGTGGCACCACATTCTTGATGCAAAGAAATGAATTGGGCAAAACAACGCCTCCATGAATGTAGAGAATCTGAAGCATGGCTACTTCACGAAATTGGGATTTAAACGGCTCGGCCATGGTGGACAAATTCACATCCCATGAAGGAATAAGCTTACTAAATGATTCGTCATCAATGAGGCACACATTAAAATCATTTCCACAATGATTAATGATGGTTTTAATGGTTTGATGGATGTAAGGTTGATTCAGATCAGTGGTATTGCGACTTTGAAAGTTTTTCCAGCGCCGGGCATTGATTTCATATTTGCTATGTATCCACAATTTGGGTCGGTTTAATCCATGAAGCGGCGATTCATTAAGCAAATACTCACGAATCATCCTGTCGGTTTCATCCGTGTCGGCCAATTTGCGTTTAATTGAGTCTCCATAATAACTGACAAATCCAAGCACGGCAATCGCGGCTAAATATTTGTAAATGTGTTTTGAATCAAACATATTATATGATGACAATATAAAAGAAAAATCATAATAATACAAATAGAATTAATGAAAACAGAGTTGGAAATGACGTATGAAGATATAAGATTGTATCGCGTAAGAAATCCAGTACTTTTTTTGAAATCTATGTGTGCGGTTGCTGTTCTTATGACAATATTATATTTGAAATCCCGATTATCTAATTGCCAATGCGCATAAATGCCGCCTTAACCGCATTCTGCTTCGCCTCATATTCGCGTCTCAATAATAATTCGCGTTGTTGTTTCTGCATCATGGCTTGCTCATATTCGCGCTGTTGTTTTTCAAGAACTGTATTGGATTCTTCTTTGGACATGGATGAACCGCGTGATTTCTCACGTTCATTGATATATTGATCCACGGTTTTGTATTGAGGCACATTGGCAAAGTCTTTTTCAGATACTGAGAAAACGGTCTGATCTCTATGGACTTTTCGCACATCATCAAATTTCAATTTACTGAAGACGTCGCATTCGGCGTATGACGCCGCCCCTTCATCATCACCCTCATAATAACTAGTGCCAAACCCAACTTGACGCATTTCTTTTACGCCACCATACACAGTCATCGCCGCTTGCTTCTGTTTGACTTCGTTCATAACGTCGCCCATATTCTTGGAATTCACCGATTTGCCGCTAAAATCATGTAGAGACTCTTCTTGTTTAAACCAATCGTGACGGCTTTGATCCACTTTTTTAGACATATTAGTTTCATATAATTCATTGAACTTGTCGTTAAATTTGCCCCCCTTGGCATTCTCAAAATGCTTAGCCGAAACCGTATTGTCTTGTGCGTTTCCTATTCCCGACGACGCAGACACTTCTGGAACATATACCGTCTTTGTCATCGGCGCCACATTCATCTTATTCTTCTCCTTGTAAATATCCAGAATGATTTCATACGCTTGTTTGTAGAAGAGAAAATACTCAGATGGAAGCTTGGATTTATCAGGATGAATCATCAGTACTTTCATCTTGGCAGCGCGCATGGATTTCTCGGTCAAATCATACGTCAAGTCAAATAATCCAAACATTTCTTCTAAAGAGTAATTGTTAATATCAAGGTTGTGTGGTTTCTCCGATTTTGAAGTCATTATACAAATAATGCCAAAAATAAACAAACGAAATTAGCGCATATATTACTTCGCAATTAGATCACTTTGCTTATTGCGTAACACAAATATAATTATTTTGTTGATATAATTATATTTAGGAATCGTCATAAAAATGCAATTCACACCATATATAAAACAAGCCCCTGTCCAGCATAATGAATCCTCTTTATATGAGATTGAAGTGACTAAAAAATCATTTGAGGAAATGTTGAAAAACAATACTGGCAAAATTGTTATTAAATTGGGTGCCACCTGGTGCGGACCTTGTAAACGAATTGAGTCCCATGTTGTCCAATATTACAATAAAATCACCGAACAGTTCCCCAACATAAAATGTATCATGGTTGATGTAGACGAATCTTTTGAGATTTATGGAATGTTTAAAACCATGCGTCAAATATCGGGAATCCCTGCGATCTTGTGTTTTAACAAGGGTAATGTGTCGCCAATTCCGGATGATTCGGTTATTGGTGCCGACCATGCGGCCATCAATGAATTTTTCAAACGGGTTGTATCGTAGGTAAGTAAAAAACAAAGAGATTGTTTTTAAGGAACGAGTAAAAACAAAGAGATTGTTTTTAAGGAACGAGTAAAAACAAAGAGATTGTTTTTAAGGAACGAGTAAAAACAAAGAGATTGTTTTTTATAAATACAAGCTCTGATTAGTAGAAACATGTTTCAAAATGAGGCCATCAATCTTAGACAAACGGTTCATCAGATCTATCTTGCCCATATTATCACATACTGATATCAACTCACGCGCCACAGTTGATATCTTTAAGATCGCTTTCGTGAAATCCCCCGCGGACACGCCCTTATCCTCACTAAGTCTCTGTAGCAACATTCGGCACGCCCCTTCATTCTCACACAAACACCAATCCATCACATCATCTACAATTGTGTAGGAAAAACTATCCATATTTTCGCCAGAATAAATACGGACTTCTTCTTCGTCATCAATCAATGAATTACATATGCGATTTAAATCACGGATGCGATCATTCACTAATCCACAACCGGAACAATTATTCGGACCGACATCCTCTCCATTCGGAACACGAACATCAGTGAAAACCGACAAAAACCCTGCTAGATGAATGGGTTCAAATTCGGCAAAATCATTCAATCCTACCAATATTTCGGTCATTAATACTGGATTTACTTCGGCGATTTGTCGGCAAATCTGTCCCTTAACCTCGGTTAAAGCAAACGAATCCTCTTGGACAATTTCGCGTTTGCGCAAAACGCTGATAACCTTATCTATTTGATTGGTGATGTATTGAGAAGTGGAATCCAGTTCGCGGATTTTCTTTTGTAAACCGGTTTTCAAGGATTCATATTCACGGAAATACACAATGTCTTTTGAAACAGTTGGATTGGATTTTATCAATTCGGCGATTTTCTTATCCACTTCTTTGCGTTTTTTATTGCTGGCCATTTCAAGAGATTTATTTAGATCATGGAATTCTTGTAAGATCTCTATCGGAGTCTTCACAGTTTCAAACCCATCTTTCTTTTCAGAGAGATCAGTTTCTAATTCAGCGATTTGTGTCCTCAGTCCGTTTTCCATGGATTCCAATTCCAAACTTAACATGGATTTTTTAACAAACTCTTCGTATTCAATAGAGTCAGACAACAAATTAAGTATCATGGGATAATAGATCTGAAACTTGCTAGTTAGTTTCTGCGGAACTCCGCCCAATATTTCTTTATAAGTTGTGATATCAGGTAAGTCAAAAAGATTGGAACAGTGGATTACATTGCCTATTGTGTCAATGCCTCGCCTACCGGCTCGGCCGGCCATCTGCGTATATTCATGCGACATTAAAAACCTCGGATGCTCCCCGCCATCATGTTTCTTCAAACTGATGAAAACCGCCGTCTTGATCGGACAATCTAATCCAATTGCGAAACTCTCTGTCGCGAATAGAACCTTAATATATTTTTTGGAAATCATCAGTTCTACTATTTCACGCAAAACCGGTATCATGCCCGAATGATGAATTCCCACACCCTTTTGAAGTAGAGAAACTAATCTGATATATTCGGGTAATTCCGCGTATTCTCGCCAATTGGGCAATCTGCGCAAAATGGCATCACATTCCTTTTGAATTTGGTAAGGAGTACATTCATCTTCATCTAATAAATTTGCCTGAACTTCTTCGGCGCATTGTTCAACCAATCTTCTAGAAAAAACAAATATGATGGCCGGAAGCATGGACTCTTTGTGTAAATGTCCAATTAATTCATTTAAAACAAATTGACGATTAGTTCTCATATTATGTTTTGTCATCAAACTTGTAATATTAGAAACCGCAGTGTAAGTGTCCGGTCTAAATTTGCCATCGGCTTCCTGAATAGTCAAACACTTACACAATGACTTGCGAACGGTGGCGGATGCATCTTTGTCATTTATCTTCTTAAAAAGACCTTCATTACTCGTCATGAACACATAATGTGTGAGAGGAACCACCCTGTGATTTGTAGAGCAAATTACCACGGATTTATTTCCGTCTTTAACAGATTCGCACCAATGGGCAAACCGCGTGGGATTATCAATAGTGGCAGACAACATGATCATTTGGACGTGAGAGGGTAGCATCATGATGCTTTGTTCCCACACTTGGCCACGATGTTTATCATTGATGTAATGGCATTCGTCAAAAACGACGGCGGCTAGGTCTTCTTTAATATCTATATCAAAACTGAGATGTTGATGTTTTTTAGATTGAGAATCGGATAATTCAAATAGACGATTCATCAGGATCTCGGTAGTCATTATTAAGACGTCGGCGCCGGGATTCGTTTTAATATCGCCAGTCAAAAGACCGAATGAAATATGAGGAAACTTTTCCTTGAATACGTGATACTTTTGATTAGATAGAGCCTTGATGGGACTAGTATAAATAACTTTCTTACTCATTTTAACAAAATGCTCAATGGCAAATTCGGCGGGTAAGGTTTTGCCGCTGCCAGTGTGAGCGGTGACCAAAACGTGATTACCCTCAACGATTCCTGTAATTGCTTGTTTTTGAAAATCACTGAGTTCATATGAGTAATTTTCAAAATAATTGTTTGATGATGCTGATGCCATTTGTATGTCTAAAATAATAGTGACAAAGCATTTATTTAGTTTTAATTTATTGATTTTGAGAAGGGTCTGATGGAGTCTCGGAGGGAATTTGAGAAGGGTCGGGTGCGGCAAGATTAGCAGGTTTTTCGGGGATTTTGCAAAGATACCATTGATTGGGACCTTTCAATCCAACATAATAAGTCTTGTTGTATTCTTCGTCTAGAACTTCCAGATCATGGATGAATTCGCAAGGCAATCCCAATTCGGCACAAATTGCTGCTAAATCAATAGAGGCATCAACGCAAAACGCCAATTTTGATACGTTTGCGGAGAAAAAAGCACAAGTATATTCAGGAATGTTATCACCTAGTCTGGGACTAAGAGTATCATAAAACGGATTTGCGACGAATTCAACAAGGTAAAATTTGACAAGCATGGATAATATAATAAATGGACATGTTTTAAATTGTCAAAACGAACTAAATTAAAAAGGTGTAAAAAATCTATTGGTTTACACCGATAGAGATTTAAATAAACAACCGCTAAATGCGGTTGTTTGTTTAAATTTATTTATCGGCAACGTTTCTATTGAATGCTATAAATAGCACACCGAAAGGTGTGTGAATTTAAACCTTCAAGAGTGTATAAATCATTGCGATGTTATTAGAACAATATATTTTCATCTTCATTTTCTTTTTGTTTGCCACTGTTTTCATTTATATTCACGTGGCCTATCCCTTTTGGTCACACATGCCTGTTAGCCACACTTATGATTGGCATCACCTGCTCCCATATTTTAACAAACCACGACCGTTGGAATCTACTCCTTACCATAAAGGCAACAAGTTCTGCGATCCTGCCAGGGTATCAATAACGTCTTTTTATGATTTGACCACGGATATGACAGATAAATTCACAGATCTCCTAAATTGCTATTATTTACCATCGGATTCCATTTTGTTTGCGATAGAGAAAAAGACTTTCACAACTTTATTTAGCGGACATTTTGACACGCCATACATTTCGTTTTTTAAAAAAAAAGACGACAACAATGGAACAATTCGCGGTTGTATTGCGAGTTACCCTCTACATATTTATAGCAAACAAGCCCCCGAATTGAAAGCCGCAAATTACTTGGGATATTTGTCGTGTTCATCTGAAAAAGACTTATCAGAACCAAGAAAACTGATAGCCACACATGAACACGCATGTAGGAGAAAAAACCCGGAAATAAAGGCAGCAATCCTGAAAAAACACGTAGGCAATTGCCCGGGAGTCAGACCTCTAGTTGAATTTGAGACGCGACTTCTCTACATAAACCCCCTGACAAATTTGGATAATAAAGCAAAAACAGCATTTTCGCCCTTTCAAATATATCGCGAAAACTGGAGCATGTTAATAGATACGCTGGCAACATTACCATCAAAATTTGACTTTTGTGCCTACATTGATATAGGCGCAATCAAAGCGCGCGTGGACGCCTCGCAAATGTGGATATATGGATTGATGGATCCGAGTCAAAGACTACTATCACACAGTGATCCGAGTCAAAGACTACTATCACACAGTGATCCGAGTCAAAGACTACTATCACACAGTGATCCGAGTCAAAGCCATAATAGTATTGTTGCTTTATATTTCATAGAGGATGCGCTGATGCTTTATGAAAACGTAAATGATTATGGTGGGAAAACGCTGAGTTTGAGCGCGTCTTTTTATAGGGGTAAAGACAAGGCGGCATTTGCGAAGGGGTTTACAGAATCGGTGCGATTGATCCAAAAACAAAACAAGGATTATGTGATGATGTTAGTGGACGACGTGGGACATAATGGATACTTGACCGATGTGTTGGACGCAAAATTGGTGAAAAAAACGAGCGGAGGATATTATATGATAAACTATTTTTTGCCGAATAAATTGGGAAAAGAAAAGTTTTTTTTATTGGGGTCTTGAATATTTTTCATCAATTCTGTAATAACCATTTCAGAATCTTTTTTTCCTCTTGACATTATAAAATCCATTTTGGTATTTGCTGCTTCATCACTTTCATCCGAATCTTTAAATAAATCAAAAAAATTATCTCTTGGTTTGACAAACTCGGATTCGGTAGTTATATCTTCTATTCCAAGAAATTTTGCTAATATTCCATAAATTGTGTTTGAATCTTTAGAAAAATATTCTAACACTGCTAATTCAGATTCATTCCATTCTGCGGTTTGATTTATATTTTTTGCTATTATAGAATCAAAATTAGGTTTTGGTTTTTCCGGTTCTGCTGATTCTGCTGATTCCACTGGTTTTATTGATTCAGACAGTTTGACAAAAAGTTCATTGAGCAAATTTATATTTTCTATTTTATTGTGAAAAATATTATCTGGTGGATCTTTTTCTTTCTTTTCTTTTAAAAAAATTTCTATTTCTAACTTTTTACCACTTTTAAAAATATTGATAACTTCTTTTATTTTATCAGATTGGTTCAGATAAAGCAATTTAAATTTCAATACAATCAGTAAAAATTTGATGGTTTTTTCTTTGTTAATAATTTCATAATGAATTATATTATTTGGATTAGGGGTTGATTTGACAGATGAAGGAAACATATTAATTATGGCATCTTTATTGGGAATTGGTTTATCAGGGTTTTCTTGATTTTCTTCATCATCTGGTTTATCATCTTTCTTTGTAAAATTATTAATCACAGTCGCAATGGTATCAATTGCCATATCAGTCGTTTCTCGGAAACTTACAATAAACAAATTTGGTTCTTCTATTAATCCATTTTCTTTGTAAAAAGATTTGAGATCATTCCATTCCAATGTTATGTTTTGCGTGGGATCTTTTTTGTCATAAATAGACAATTCCATGTATGTAGACAATCCTTGAACTTGGCCTCCGCTTTGCTCATTGCTTACTTTTAGTAAGCCTCCGCTTTGCTCATTGCTTACTTTTAGTAAGCCTCCACTTTGACTATGGCTCTTCTTATTTCTATTTTTTCTAGTATTATTAACTTTTTTAGATTTTTGTTTTCTAGATTGCGGCATCTATATAAGATAATGCACAATTAAAATTCAATAAAATACGAAAAGTTTTGCTGGATTCAGCAAATTATGCAGGTTTATTAAATAGTTTCGGTCGCAAATTTTCCATTTCCTTGTCCGGTATGTTCCCATAGAGAAATCGTTTGACTGACTTAAAGCTTTCCAACATTTCAATTATAAAATGAATTGAATAAACGCCACACTCAGTGTCACCTTGTTGATGATCACTTTTATTGGTCAAAAACTTGAATTTGATAGGATCATCTTGTTTCAATCCTTGATCTTTAATAGTTTCAACGAATCGTTTAATTTCTTTGGGGATGCCGCCCTTGGCACTATCAAAAAACACAACCGATTTGTGTTTGACATCAATGAAAATAGAGACCCAATGAGACCCACCCTGATTGTGTTTATCTAAATTAAAAACCGACGCAAATCTAGTTTTGCCAGCAGCCATTAATTCTTTTAATTCAAATTTACACAATTGGTCTTCAACGCAATGGCCGTCTGAATATTTGAAATCATAATCAATGGCGCTTGTTCCTAAATACTTAAAATCGGCGTATCTTTCTTCATATTGTTTCATGACCTTATCTATGTCATGGTTGCTGAGCCATTCATTCTTATTTTGAAGCCATTCGGGTGGATGTTCGGGGGCAAACAAGGTATGTAATAACTTTTGTTTTTCTGATGGTTCATCTATCTCATTTAAAAAACAGCGTTCGTCGGCGCAATGAGATAAGCGCATCTTGAATTCATGCCAAATGAGGATGGGTCGTGTGGCCATGATTGGATTCTCAGGATGATCTTTATTAAATTCATTGCGCAGACGTATTAATACAGGTTTGGTAATACAAGAGTCTTTGGCGACTTTATCGGATTTTTTAACTAATGGACTACACGCAAGAGGTGAACCTTTGCTTCCTCCTCTTCGTCTTCTTGTTTTTTTATGTTTTCTAATATTACTTCTTTTGTTGGTTCTCATTATATATACATGTCTGATAATAACTGATAATAAAAAAACAAACATTTGCGTTTTTATTATTTTTTAAGGAACGAGTAAAAACATAACCCATGTTTTTAAGGAACGAGTGAAAACATAACCCATGTTTTTAAGGAACGAGTGAAAACATAACCCATGTTTTATTTAATTTGGCTTGGCAGCAACCTTCTTGACTACCTTCTTGACAGCAGCAGCGGGAGCGGGGGTTTCAACCTTGACCTCTACCTTAGGAGCAACCACAACCTTTTTCGGAGGCTCGGGCTCTGGCTCCTCGTCACTATCCTCCTCATCGCTATCAGCAACTTGAGTTTGAATTACTGCCTTGGCAGCAGAAGCAGAAGGCGCAGGAGTGGAAGATTCATCCTCAGCGGCATCATCTTGATTGCTGTTATCAATGGCCTCTTGATCCTCCTCGGTCAACTTAATGTGGCACTTGCCAAACACGCTATCAGTGACCTTGGGCTTGACGACTGCTTGAATAAGCTTCCATGTGACACCCCATCCCTTGCCACCGATCCAAATGCCACCGCACTGTAACACAGCAGCAGCAGTACTCAACTTGGGAACAAAGTGAGCAGGAGTAAGCTCCTCATTGGCATTAGGGAACAAGAGCTCACCCTTGGTGTCATAGATCTCTACATTCCACTTGTTCTCATTCTCATAGAAAGGAACCTTGGCATTGATGTTGGGCTTCTTTGAAGTATCAATCTTCTTGGTGCCCTTGACCTTGGGGTACTTGAGGATAGGGAAGAAGGTGTGCTTCAAAATTCCCATATCCAGCTGCTCACCCCACCACAGCTCGCTGTTCTGAACAGCAGACTCTAAAACGGTCTGCTCAAATTGCTGCATCTTCTCTAAAAATGCTTCGGTGTTCTTATTTGCGTAACTCTCATTTGGAAAGGTGAATGAGATCTGATACTTGCCGTCAGAGACGCCGGTTTGCGGATCTACAAAATCACTGATGCCCCAGGTGGTAAGGGAAGGAGTGGTGACATGTAGACTGCGATTGCTCTGAGTGCTGATTAAACTGATTGACTTGCCTCCCTTCTCATTGACTTTAGGAGGCATAAAACGGATATTCTTAGGATTCCAATCGGAAACAGGAATAACGACAGGTTGAGTTTTGGCTTGAGTAGATGACATTGTATACTGTTAAAAGTGTGATCGCTTTATATTATTTGAGAAAAGCAATTTGAAAAACACCTTGATCAATTTTTTGACGACTCGTGAATACAGGCAAAAATTCACGTAAAACAATTGAATTATATCAATATAGACGCTTTTCTCATGAAATATAACATATACAATATATAGTGCCTAATGCTGTCTAAAATGATGAGACCTGTTGATGAAACTGTGCCCGAGTACGAAATGCTAAATAAAGACACAAAACCCCTTGATAAGTACAAATTGCCTGAACTGAAATTGGCGGCAAGATATTTTGGGTTGCGTGTTGGTGGAAACAAAACCGAGTTGAAAATGAGATTGATAGAGAAATTTGACAAAACAAAGAAATTAATTAAGATTCAAAAGACATTCCGAGGAAATTTAGCACGGATGTGGATCAAACTTAAAAAAGGAACTGGTGAGCCAAGTGTAAATGACACTGATTTTTATACAATGGATCCGATAGAGGAGATGGATTTCATGTATTACATTCATTATACTGAAGAGGCAAAAGAGACGACTCAACCGACAAGTTACGTGTTTAACATAAACTCGCTTGTTACACTAATGTTGAAAAACGGCAAACTGGAGAATCCATACACAAGACAAGACATGAAGAAAACCTTAGGAGAAAAAATGCTAAGAATCATTAATTTGACATCCATTCTATTTCCTCATAATGATTTGATGAAGAATTCTACGGAAGTGATGACGGAAATAGATAAGATTCGTCCGGCGATTCCGATAGACCCGACCGCTAATTATCAAAACATGGCAAATGAATTATTCATGAGAATAGATTCGCTGGGTAATTATACAAACGTGGAATGGTTCAATGGATTATCAAACGCAAAATTATGCACACTTATTTTGCGGATTTATTATTTCTGGGGATTTATTGACAGGCAATTAAAAATGCGTATATGTCCTCACAAGAGCCCTTTTTCAATTGATAATTTGGGAATAGAAATGGTATCTACAGATCGCCCGATAGAAGAGAATCGCGCCATCGCGATTCGTGTGGGAGAAACCTTGGTCTATGATGGCGCCACCGATGAATATAGGACTTTAGGCGCCATGTATTTTGTAACAGGAATGACAATAGTATGTGAAGAGGCGCGAGAACAGATGCCTTGGTTATATGATAATTATTTCGCGGTCACAAGGAGGAATTAGTAATGTTATATTTAGTTAATATATAACATTTAGAATGGCAGACGAAGAAGAAAAGAAGAAAAAAGAAACACAATTTTTACAATATGCCGCAAAAGGAGATTACAATTCTTGTAGTTTTTCATTATTACACAAAGATGACGAAGAAAGAAATCCTTTTAAAATAGACTATGTTAATTTGAAAGATGAAAATGGAAATACTGCTTTAATGCTTGCCATAAAAAACAAAAAAGATAATGAATCTGGAAACAAAACATATTTTCGTAATGCTTTAATTGAATTATTAATTGACAAAGGTTCTGATTTAAACGCAACAAATAATGATGGACAAACTGCTCTTGACATGGCAACATCAAATAAGTTATTATCTGATATGTTAAAACACAAACTAATTTTAGATTCTCTTGAAAGAGGAGAATTTGAAGTTAAAGAAGATGGAATGGTTTCAATTGAAGAATCAAAAAAAAAATTGCGTGAGATAGAAAAAGAACTTAAAATAAATGAAAAATATAAGGATGAAATAGAAGGAGAATATTTAAAAAAAATTAAATCATTTATAAAAACATATATTTTATTGAAAGGTGGAAAAAAATCCAAAACAAAATATAAAAACAAAAGATCCCAAAAGACAAAATCACGAAACTTTAGGAAAACACGACACCGTTCCAGAGTGTAAACTGCTCAAAATGAATAAATGCGTTAAACTACTTAAAAAAGTAACACTTATGAATGTATAATAAAATGGTCCGCCAAACAAAATCCACTGCTGCTTCTGCTACCCCCGCTTCTACTGCTTCCGCTATTCCTTCTGTTACCGTAACTGTTGAGTCTGTTGCTCCTGCTCCCGTTGTTGAGAAGAAGCCCAGAAAGACCAAGGCTGCTGCCGTTGAGGTTGCCGCCGTTGAGGTTGCTGCCCCCGCTCCCTCTGCTGATGCCTCTGCTGCCCCTGCTGAGACCGCAACCGCAACTTCAGGAGTTATAGACGTTGCCACCCTGTCTTCCAAGCTGACTGATTTCAGCTCCAAGATCCAGGCTATTGCCAACCTTTTGTCTTCCATGAAGTCTGATTACAAGACCCTTGAGAAGACCGTTGCCCGCGAGCTTAAGCAGGCTACCAAGTCAAGTGGCAAGAAGAGAAGGTCTTCTGCCAACAAGCAGCCTTCTGGCTTCGTTAAGCCCACCAAGATCAGTGATGAGCTTATCAAGTTCCTTGGCAAGGATGCTGGCACCGAGATGTCCCGCGTTGAGGTCAGCAAGGAGATCAACGCCTACATCAACTTACACAAGCTCAAGGACGAGAAGTGCGGCAGACAGATCAACCCTGATGCCAAGCTCACCAAGCTCCTTAAGGTCCAGAAGGGCGAGGTCCTCACCTTCTTCAACCTCCAGAGATACTTGAAGATTCACTTCATCAAGGCTGTTGCCCCTGTTGTTGCTTAAATGCTTATAACAGATTATTCACGATGATCAAAACAAACAAATAAAAATCAAATAAAAAGTTATTTGATTTTTTCACTTAATCTTATAAAAGTATAATTACTGAACTCTCTTTGCTGACTTGCTTCTGCGCTTGCTTTTTTTAACATTCTTTTTGGTGCCGGTTTTTGCTAAAGAAACACTATCAGGAGATCCGCTTCCCAAATCCACTGTTCCAGATTTGATGTATTCTTTTACGCGACCAATTATTACACCCAAATTTGCCTTATCTTTCTTGTTCTTAGAAAAATAACTGATGCAAGCTCTCCAATTTGTTTTATCGGGTAATGCCATTTGTATATATTTAACAAACAAAGTATTTAAACAATATGTGTCAAATTATTCATAATAATGTCCGAATCAACTGAATCCTCACCTGTAAGATACGTAATTGAAGAAACCGAAGAAGAACCAATTGTTCCAATTGTTCCAAGTGATCCAATTAAGGAATTCATTAACGCAACTAAACCGCATCTAATCATCATGACACCTTGCTATAACAGTTCCATGTATGTAGGGTATACACAGTCATTGATTGCCACGCTTTTCATGTGTAAGGAGTACGGAATAGTGGCAAATGTTGTATTTTGCCGCAATGACAGTCTTGTGTCAAGAGCCCGCAACAATTTAGTTGCCAAGGCCATGCATAATAAATTGGCCACGCATTTCTTATTCATTGACGCCGACATCACTTGGAGTCCAGCTGATGTTGTGAAATTGATAGTAGCTGACAAACATATTGTTGGCGGAATTTACCCCATCAAGAATTACAATTGGGATGGACTTATGAATAATCATCCTAGAAACAGCATTGAAGCAATAAAGAGCCGATATGAAACCAGCATTTTTAAAAACCGATTGTCATTGCCGGAATTCACTAAAATGAACATGGTGAGATACAATATAAATCATGAATCCAATACGCTAAATGTAGAGAAGAATTTGACTAAGGTCCGGCATCTGGCAACGGGATTCATGATGATTAAGCGCCAAACGTTTGACATGATGTTTAAGGCATTTTCGCACACAAAATATACGGATGATGTGTCATTTTTAGAGGGAGAAGAAAATTTGAATGCTTATGCTTTGTTTGATTGTGGAGTAGAGAATGATCATTATTTTTCGGAGGACTGGATGTTTTGCGACCGATGGCGCAAGATGGGTGGAGAGATCCATGTTGATGTAACTATTAGTTTAGATCATACTGGCATAGAGACCTTTAGTGGATGTTTCTTGTCGTCTGTGGCATAAAACAATGTTTTTTTGTTTTACTGTAGTTAGTTTCATAAAACAATGTTTTTTTGTTTTACTGTAGTTAGTTTCATAAAACAATGTTTTTTTGTTTTACTGTAGTTTGTGGCATGAGTATAAACCCAAATTGTATAATGTATCATATATTATACAATGAACGAAATAGACAGCTTGACACTTAAATTGTTAACAAGCAAAAAGAAATACAATTGTTATTTGGAAACGATAGAGCCAGATAAATCGGCGGAGATCAACGAGTTTTACGCAAAAGTGAAAAAATACAAACAACCCATTCTAGAAATGTTTGAAAAATACTTGGAAGATCCGGAATCTCAGACGGCCAATGAAGTAGATGACGCGATAGAGTATTGTTTGAAAAGTATGGTGAAACATTTAGAAATTCGCACGCAAGAAAACAAAGCGGCCAAGAATGATTATGATGAACAAGATTCTGAAGAAGAAGCCGAAGAAGAATTAGAAGAACCTAAAAAACCTGAAAAATCTCTATGGGGCAATAAAATAAACAAGCGCGCAACTCTCATGAATTCTTTGGACTCCTTTGTGATAAAAAGTAATAAATCAAACAAATAATATAGATCTATCCTAAGACCTTCATCTATAATGCATTTGGAAGCAAGACATTTCACCATGTTTGTAAAACAAACTCTCTCAGAATTTTTTGCCAATAAACGCGTTTTAGATGTTGGGTCCGGCGACATTAATGGAAACAATCGTTATTTATTTGATAACTGTCATTACGACGGGAACGATGTGATTGAAGCAAACAATGTTACTGTGGTATCAAAAACCAAAGATTTGCCTTTTGTGAATCAACTATTTGACACAATTATATCAACCGAATGTTTTGAACACGATCCCGAATATGCAGAGTCTTTTGTTAAAATTTACAATATGTTGAAACCGGGTGGTCTATTCTGTTTCACATGCGCGTCAACGGACCGCCCGGAACATGGAACTCGCAGAACTAGTCCCGGTGATTCCTACGGAACTATCGGAAACTTGGATGATATGTCTGATTATTATAAAAATCTTACAGCACAAGACGTGAATGATGTTATGCCGTTTGATCAGTTGTTTTCTGCCTGGGACACCTATTATAACGATGCTTCCAAAGATTTGTATTTTATCGGAATCAAAAAAGACGCAACGAGCATGGGATCCATTACTTTACAAACTTATCTGAATGATTATGTTTTTCACACTCATTCAAGCCGTGATGTTTGATCAAAGAAGAGAAAAATTGATCATTTTTTTCTTTGACCTGATCAAAGCATAAAATAAAATATCTTTAACAAAATGAACACTATTACTAATCCTATATTATTACAAAGTTTGAAAATCCAATACGGCCAAGTGGACGACATTGGCAATAATCGCACGCAACAAGATGATTCGTGCGTCATAATTAAACCCGAGATTAACTGCGCTGTTTTCGCGGTTGCTGACGGACATGGCGCTGATACCGGTCACATTGCCGCGAATGCCTGTATAGCCGCCATCAAGGAATTCACCGACGCTAATTTAAGTGAATTGGCCGAAAACCCCCTACAATTTCTGGAGAGATGCTATGCCCACGCCCAAGAACAAATTCGCGAGGCATTCACAAATCATTACACAGAGAAGGGTTTTGAAGTTAAGCAGGAAAACGGCATTTTGCTTAAGCGCAGATTTCCCACAAACAGTTTTACCAACATTGGCGGCGGGTCAATGCTCACGATTACTGTGTTGAATGACACCAATTTGTACATTGCAAATGTAGGCGATTGTGCCGCGCAATTGTGCGTCAATGAACCGATTCTGAAAAATAGTATGTTGAAATACGAGATTGATGTCGCGACTGGCAAGACAGAACTTGAAGTTGTTGAAACAGAAGCTAGTGCTGGAGCAAGCGATGGGGTTTCCGTCACAGAAGCTCCAACAAAACTAACGCATTTGGCGCTTACTCGCGACCATTCGCCCATGAGTGCTGACGAATACCGCCGAGTGCGCGAGTTTAGACCATCTCCCGCGGATCCTAATAAGGCCGAGTTGTTATTTGTCTATGATAAACAAGATACGCCCAAGCCTTATTGTGAACCGGTGTTTTCTGTAGCCGAAGATGGATCTCTAACTGTAAGAGATGACGTTACCTATTATTGTAAGAATGTGTCAAGAGAACGCGCTACATATGTGTCTGTGCCAAACGACGCACATTACACAGACGCACTTGCATCTGCCAGAGCCATGGGTGATTTCAACATTGGAAATTACGGTGTGTCACCGAAGCCAGAGATTCAGTCGGTTGATTTGAGCGCTGTATTTGAACGCACAGATGTGGCTTGTATGGTTATTGCCACGGATGGCGTTTGGGACAATTGGATTCCCGATCATGTTACCAAGTTTATGATGGACAAGTCGTGTTTGAGCGCAATTGACGCTGATTTAGAAAAGGGCGCGCTAAGAGTGACAAAATCCTTTATGATAAGAAACCACGATTTTGCGCAAAAGTATTTTAAAGGCAGTGCCGATAATGCGACAAGCATTGTGGTTTATTTGAAGCCGCGAGAGTTAACACATGTTCCTGTGAAGGAATCAGATTTGAAGGTAGAAGAGGTTGATGAATAAATTATAAATACAAAATACAAAACACAAAATAAAAAACACAAAATACAAATAAAAAACATAAATACAAAACACAAAATAAAAAACATAAATACAAATAAAAAACATAAATACAAAACACAAAATAAAAAACATAAAATACCAATAAAAAACATAAATACAAAACACAAAATAAAAAACATAAAATACCCTTTGGTGGGGTTTTTTTCTTACACAAATTATCTAATAACTTGCCACAACACACATAACTTGTGCGTCCGATTGTCAATAAAACATTGCCAACATGTGGTTCCTTTAATTGCTTCAGGCGCATCTTTTATGGCTTTTTTTTCATTATTGTTGTATGCTTTTATGTAGGCGGTGATGTTCTTCTCATATGAAGAATTTGTATTGGGAACCGAGAATTGAAATCCGACCATGGCAGCAATGATATCTTTAAACTCGGTGGGAAGAGTAAGCGGAGCAACAATCCGTCTTATAACTTCTGTTTTCTCTTCCTTTGACAAGATTTGGCCATTAAAATTGGCAATAATATAATCCTGTTCCTCTGCTGGAATATCAATAATATAAGGCACACGTTTCTTTCCACGGTGAGTCACAACTTGTCCTTCAGACAACAGATTTCTATAATTAGAAGGATGCATCTTTGACGGTTTCGCATCCACTTCTCCTCCCTTGGACTTAATTCTGGCCGAAGTGTAATTTGCCAAAGTATAATCACAATCATTGTTAAACCAGTTCAGATACTCCTCAATGGCATGTAGATCAGTGTAATGAGTCGGTCTCAAATCAATATTCAATTCATCTCCCGAATACTCATAATTGTCGCAAAACCGCGCAGCCAATGATTGTGCGGTTGCCGTAGTATTGCGTTTCTTCGGAACCATCTCATAAGTTCCGCCTACATGTTTTCGCACAATCCGTTTAGACGCACGCCAAAACCCCTTCACAAAAATGATGGTGTGATGACTCGGCGCGTGCTCCATAATTTCATCTATTTCCGAAATCCTCGTCTCTGAATTATGTGTAGTATGTTTCCAACCTAGCATCGTTGCTGCGTGATATATATTCTCCATGTCCATTTTATGAGACACACGAATGGGGAAATATTTCTTGGTAGTTCCGGCATATCTTTCATTCCATGTATTCAAGAGATCAAATGCCTTCTCTCGCGAATCTAATATAGGCGCAACAATGATTCGCCCATCATCTGTCATAGACTGGAATCCTTTGTATGTAGGTCCAGGTAGAAGCTTCGCGATATAAGACTTATCTTTCCATTCCTCGGATTGTAAATCATGAGAAACGGTCTCGGGTGTGGCCGAAATATCCAACATCTTCATTTGGCGATCTTTAACAGTTGCGTAATCAGTTAAGCCTGCGCCCTTTAACATCTTGGACCCCGTCATATTCTTGCCGGAAGCAATATGACACTCGTCTGTTAATAGAAATCCATTCTCCAACTCGGCAATTTTGTCGGTGTTCTTAAGCAAATTGCCGCGATGTATAACGTTTTGAACAAAACACGGCAGCATATTTTTTTTGAATTGTTCTTCCCAATCCTTATCACTCATCCCGCATGAAATGTACATGTCTTTTATGTCTACGCAGTGATTATTGTCCGGGTGTGTGCCTAATAATCGCATAACTTCTAATGCGGTGCCGGTCTTGCCGGTTCCTGGTTGCGCCACTAGACAAACGTGAGTCTTGCCCTCACAGAAGGCGGTAACACATTTAACGGCGGCTTCGCGCTGATTTGGATAGACAATTTGTTTATTTGATCTGCGAGCCCATTCTTCTTTATGGGCGAATTCGCGATTAATAGTTTCGCGTTGTTGATTTAATCTAAGTTCAATATCAGATATCATTTTAGTAAAATTTTTATATTTATGAAGGATGTGTGATTTTTCAAAAAGATCAATTTTTTGTCACGCATAAAATCTTATTTTATAGTATAAGATTTTATATAATGAATTCAAAAAAAACTCCATCTAAGCTTTCTATTAATAAAAAACTATTATTGGCGGCAGAGAGTGGAAATACCGGTGAAATTCTGGAATCGTTGGATCTTGGAGCAGATTTTGAATATAAAAAATCGGGTGTTGGACAAACACCATTGATGTTATGTTGTAAAAAAGGCGATTTGGAAAATTCACAACTTCTAATTTCTCGCGGAGCCAATATTAATGCCTTAGATAATGACCATCAAACACCTTTATTTTTTGCCATTATGAGTTCAAATGTTGATTTGATACGTTTTTTAATTGAAGACGCTAGAATTGAAATGAATTGTGTTAATGGAAAGACACAAACACCATTGTCTCTATTGCTCAACGCGTCATCCATTATCACAAAAGACAAATGTAAATTTGTTCCCATTTTTTTAGAAAAAGGTTCTAGTCTGATTGTCAAATACGTCATTGATGGAAGAACCGCATCCACTTTAAACGACTCTGATGCCAATCCAAACTCAAGATTTAGTGAAAACTCATTGTTTATTGCTGTTGAAAAATTCTTACAGCAGCATGATAAAAATTTTAAAAAAATAGTGAAACATATGATAGGACATAGCAGCAAAGACAAGTTAGCATTAGCCGCAAATTTCCAGCATAATAATACAAATGTATTATTTAAAATGTTATTGGATGAAGGCTCGCGAAACACATCAAAATCCATAAGAAAACAATTTGAATTGACGGACATGTTGTTAGAAAAAGGCGCTGATATAAATTACAGATTCCAAGAATATGATCAAATTAGACGGACGCGCGCAGAAATTCCGTTGTTTGTTAAATTGTGTGCGAATTCACAAACACCATTATCAACAATAGAATATGTTGTAAATTACACAGATCTGAAAACAACTGATGAAGATATTGAAAAACTGGAAAATGTAAAAGGAGACGCCTGTCGTATTTTTCAAATGCGACATGAATTGGCAAAACGCAATATTAATATGCCATTTGAATCCAATCAGGATGTAATTGAAATGATGTTTGGAAGAATTGCGAATTCAAAAAGTAAAAGCAGCAGTGAAGGTAGTAGCGAAGGCAGCAGTAAAAGCAGGAATAAAGGAAGCAAAGAAGGAGGCAAAAAAACTCGCAAAAAAATATAATTATAAATTATAGATGGCTTTACAGATTCGTTTCTATGATAATGAAGAATCAAATTGGGACAATGATATGATTGCGTATCGTGATCAGATTGAGTGGTTTCATGTGAATGACGAACACAATAGACTTGCAATTCAAAACAGATATGCTAGTAATGCTGAACAAAACCAGGAATACATTCATAATTTTGCTGCAAGAGGAAATAGTTATGCGCGATTTTTGAATGGGTTGCCTGCTAAATTTAAAACAAGTATGATGGGAAAAGGTCGCCCAAATAATGGAATAGATGATAATTTAGGTGAATTAAACACGTGGATCGGCAGAAGGAATGGGCAAAAAGTGTTGTTATTTGATTGGGATAAAACAATTACTGTTGTAGAAGGAATGCAATTTAGTGGATTGACCGATGCGGTTGATTTTGAAGACATGATTGAATATGTCATGGGAGGGCGCGAGCGGTTTCGTCGCATTCAACAAATGTTTCAAAGTTGTAAACAAAATGGTGTTGTTTTTTTCTTCATAACTCATAATCCAAATGCTAAGCGTGGTGGCGACAATCGCCGAATATATTTGGATATTATTAATAGACTTGTTAATCAAAGTGCGGCTAATAATTTGGATCCGGATTCATTATTGTATGCAAGTGGCAATTTTGGATTTAAGAAAAAGGCGGCAGCAAATGCCGCTTTGGGTGGTATATTAGTGGTTTCAAAAGCCCCTTCTAGAGCTGTTTCAAGAGCATCTTCTCCTGCTAGAGCGTCTTCAAGGGCATCTTCTCCTGCTAAGACTGTGTCAAGAGCGCCTTCAAGAGCTACTTCTCCTTCCGCCAAAACAGTTTCTAGGGCGCCTTCAAGAGCTACTTCTCCTTCCGCTAAGACAGTTTCTAGGGCGCCTTCAAGAGCTACTTCTCCTTCCGCTAAGACTGTGTCAAGAGCATCTTCTCCCACAAAAGATTATTCAAAGATGAAGAAAGATGAATTAATTGAGGAATGCCGAAGACGCGGAATAGCATGCACAACAAGGACACTTAAAGATGATTTGATTAAATCTCTTACTTCAAAGAAGGGTGGAAAACGAAGTACTCGCAAACGAAGTACTAAGAAAAATTTACGCAATTGAACGGCATAAACAGAAAATAATATGAATCAAATACAAATTTATATTATTATTCCAAATTCAAATGAACCATCAACATTCCATTTTTACTAACATTGAAAACATTTTCTCTATCGGCTACAGGAATTCCTTCACCCTCCAATTCAACAATTTGGCGCTTGCAAAATCGGATTCTCTCCATCTTGATTGTTTTTTTTACAGACCCGATAGAGAATTCCAATTTTCCCCTTTTCCATAGTTGATCCACGTCTTCATCTATCTCCACATGAACCGTTCCTATATCTTCATCTATCCAAATATTCGGCGGCAATTCCGGCAAACAATGTACCGTCAATCCCTCTTTTTCATATTCCAATAGAGAATGCCAAAGAGGCACTATGATTCCTTCATCCTCCAATTTACAAACATTAGACATCATCAAATCATCTATATTCGGATTCAATAATATATGTCTATGGCTTTCATCCGACCTTTTCCGTATTTTCTCAAAAAACTCATCCGACAAATGTAGAACATGTTTATATGATTCCAAGATTACACACAACTTAGAAGCTCTATCGGGATCCAAACGACCCATGAATGCCAAAGCCTTTTCTTCGCACATGCCCACCACCTTCATCAATAGAGGATGGAAAATCTTCCTTTGAAAATGCTCATTATTATACAAGGTTTCAAAGAACATGGACGCAATCCCTGCATAATTGTCTCTACCTATTTGAGGAACAAAACCCTTGTCCAATTTATCTAATAAAAAATCATGAGCTTCTTTTATCTCTCGGTATTTGTCGGCGGCGTTTGTTGCCGGATTCTTGTCAGGATGCCATTTGAGCGCTAAATATTTGTATTGTTTTCTCACGATCTCTATCGTGGTCACAGAATCTACTATTTCTAATACTTCACATGCTCTGTGACAATTCATTAAATTCATTGATCTTAATTATCATGTAATGAAACATACTTTCTAAATGGTAAATTGGCCGATAATTATTGTTGAAATATTTGAGAAAATTGTAAGATCGCGTCATCACATCACTAATTGATTCACCCTTCAAATGACCATTCTCTATCAGATTACACAAAATATGCCACACACACTCCACCACATCCAAGTTGTAAACGAAGATATCATACAAGGCATCGCGAAACTGAGCATGGACCAATTTGCTCGGCGTCAATAATTGTTCAATTATATTATTACAAACAATGTTGAATATGTCTGCCGGAACTGCGTCAATAGAGGCCAACTTGGAAAAGTATCGCAGCTCCTTAAGATTCACTATTTCATTCACTGCTGTTTCATTTACAATGGCCTTTGCCATATCAGTATATCCATTATTACGCAAATTTCCAATCTTTTGTGTGAAATCTTCGTCCATGGTTGTCGCAATAGCAACGTCTTCTGCCGCTGAAGATTTGACATATTTGCGAGGTTTATGAAGTTGCATGGCTCCAATTAATTCAATGTATTTTTCTCTATTGGGGCGTTTTACAGAGATGATTTCACAAGAAGACAAAATGTTGTTTGGAATAAAACTTAGATGTTCAGTGATTATCAAATATTTTAAATGTATTGGTGAAAATTTGGAATTGTATTCCTGGATATAACTGTAGAAAATCTCTAGCAATTCCGTGTGAATCATATGAAAATTCTTACACATAATAATTGCGCATTTTCCTATTTGTCTATCGCTAAGAGATTGTTGCGGAACAAAATCAGTTTCCAATGGCAATGTGACGTTACTTTTTGCGTTTTCAATGCGAGAAGGCGTGACAGAAACAATATCCACGATCTGTTGCATAATATCATGCCAAATCAACTTTGAATTACATCCCAATAGAGACATGTCAATTTCATAATGAATATCACTTATGTGATACGTGTAGTCGTATTTCTCATTCTGGATGCTGATTTTCTTGTCATTGGACAGACCACTTGGACTATATTTTTGTATGGCGGCGAGGGCCTGAGTATATTTTCCGGATCCGGGAGGGCCATAGAAAATAAGATTGGTAAGCTGAGATATATGTTGCGGAAACTTTTCAAAATAGGGCAAAAGTTCGGGATGGAGATTGTATATTTTGTAGGAATTCAAATAGTCTTCATAATGCGTTTCATAAAATTTCATTGAGGCAATGATATTTTATTTGACAAAACTCTATATTTATTTTATCTGTAAATATTATAAATAATGTCTGGAATATGGTTGTACACTTCGTTACGAATGATTCTAATAATTATTGTTTTGATTGGCGGAGTTAATTGGGGCACCACCGCCATGGGATTTAATATTGTTGAGAAAATCAACTTGGCTCTATCGCGCATCTTTCACAAGCGTCTGTGGTTGGATCGCGTAATTTACGTTTTGGTTGCCGCGTCAGCCATTATTCTTGCGTTTGATCGCACATTGTGGTTACCCTTTTTAGGAGAAACCGTTTTACCCAGTTCTCTCATTCCTTTGAAAGAACAATCGGGGTCTACAAAGATCAAGGTGAAAGTAGCACCAAATACCAAGGTGGCATACTGGGCGGCTCTACCTCCCAAGGAGGACGGTTCTGATGAAGATCCGGTTGAGATTGCTTATGGAAAATACGGAAACAGTGGTGTAACCATGTCCAATGATGAAGGCGACGCGACTCTATCGTTTGAGAAGGGAACTGGATATGTTGTGCCCAGCGGCAGAAAAATAGATAGTCATGTACATTATCGTGAATTGCCGGAAGAATATGGATTGTTGGGTCCCATCAGGACGGTCTTTGTTTAAATCGGTGTATTCGGAAGATTTTCGGAATTCGTTGCTCCTGTGATTTTTCCAATAGGATTTGGTGCAGCGCCCGAATAAGTTCCATTATTTTCAATAGTTCCATTATTTACGACAGATCCATTGTTTGTGATAAGGCCTTCAATTGTTAAAGTTTTTCCATCAGCAATAGTCAATGTTTTTCCTTCCGGAATTATTAAATTTTGATAATTCTCAATTGTAATATCATTTGCTTGATTTATTTCAGAAAGTTTTATTGGAGTCAATTGACTTGTGGTTTTCAACAAATCTGTGCCTGATATTGAAGAAGAATTGGCAGGTTTTTTTAATGCCCCAAACGAATAATCAGAAAATTTAGTTTGACCTTTAATATTTATATTTTCGGGTGTTGATTCTGTTTTTGGCAAACTATCATTTTTCACAGATTTAAATTTGGTTGAATAAATGGCGACCAAAATAGAGGCAACGATGGAAACTACAAATATTAAAATTTGCGCATAACTAATCATTGATAATTTTTTAATTTCCTTATCTGGCTCACTCCAAAAAGAAAAACTATAAATCAATCCAATTAGCAAAAAGGTTGATACATAAAACCCTGTGTTAAATATAAACAAATCGTCGCGGCGCATCTGACTCAAATTCAGATTATATGATTTCACTTGAGCTATGCGATCCATGTATGATTTGAGAACTGTGCCGATTCCATAAGAATTTATAATTAATGACAATGCTGCTAAAAAATAAACAAAATATAAAATGTAAGGTCCATATGATTTTTCATCTATTTTGTCATCTGCTTTAAATAAAATAGCATAAAGGTTGGTTTTTATAAATCCATCAAAATATTTTTCACGATTTTTTGCCACAAACAACCAAGACACAGCAAAAATAAAAACAAGTATAAAATAACCAAATATCTTAAGGTGCCGATTGTAGACATAAACTATGCTGGCAAAATACATGATTCCGCACATCACCATGAATCCATGTGTTTCTGAAAAGTTTTTGAATAAATCTATGAAATTGTCTATTTTTGAGTTATCATCCTTTGATTTATTATCCATATTACAATAAATATTATATATTATGTATTGTAAATTTATCCATTCACATCAACGTCCTCAAATATACAAGAGTAAAAAAACATCTCGGACGCATCCTTTAATATTTGATTCTGCATGTTTATCGTAACAAGTCTAGATAAAATATATTCAATGTTCTTAATTTTCAAGTCAAACACACTGGCAAATTCATCGCTAATATACATGTTTTGTTTAACAGCCATGATAGACGATAATTTGGTTTTAAAAAATTCACACACATGAGTTGATATTATATTCTTTATTTTTTCAGATGTTCCGTCATCAGATGACCACACACCTTTATCAAATTTTTCCCATTTTTGTTGTACTATGTCTACGCATCTAAATTGAGTTCCGCAAAACTTATAAAGCAACATGGCAAAATCAAATGATGAAGGCGATAATATACAAAGTTCAATCAACTCATCCGCAGCAATTTTCAAAAGGCTTTTTCGCACATGAATTGTTGCCTCCATCCTAGCATAAGCATTTTGGATCTTTCGGTTTTTTCTAGGTTCATATTTTTTTTCCATCACCTTCATATATTCGCAATCATTTCCGTCTTCATCTTTTGGTTTAGGGGGCGGAGGCGGAGGTGGCGGAGGCGGATTATTTTCCCTTTCAAAAACAGGATTGCGTTTTTTAAAAAAAATATTTTCTGGTCGGTTTTTCATATGATTCAACATTATGTCAATATATTATATTCTATTTTAATTCCTTCGTTAATTTAACTTTTATGTGATGGGTTTCTTCTATCCATTTGATCAAATCACTCTTTTCACATATACCAAAGCCTTGTTCAAAATTGCGCAAATCTAGGAATTTCGGTTTCTTCATAGCCTTTGTTTTGTAAAATATATAAGGTCCAAATTTCCCTTTCCGAATACTCAGATCCGGTGTCAATTCTCTTAAAATTGCCGATGATGTTTCTGTAACTGAATCCAACATTTTGATTGCGTCCTCTATTGTTTCTATCATAATTCCTTTCTTCACGCTAACTTTAACATCCTTGTGTTCTAAATACGGTCCAAACTTACCCCGTTTCAAATAAACCGGCGTGTCTTCATGAATCCCTAAAATCCTGTCTTCCGATTCCGCTAAATCTTCCAACAAATATTCACCCCTTTCCAGCTTTTCCATATCTATTTTCAATCCCTTTTTAACCGATTTGAAAACCGGTTTGCCATCTTCGGTTTTATCACTCTTATGTTTCAATATCATTCCATTCTTTCCATAAATGAGCAAATGATCTTCACCAATGGGATAAGATTTCTTCTCCAAACCATCCAATTTCTTAATTAATTTTTCCAATTCTCTATCGCACTCTTCGCACAACCTGTGTCCCAATTCTTTTCCATCGGCCACCAAATCTAACCTTGCTTCCATGTTCTTGGTGTAATCATATGAAAAAAAGTCAGCAAAATGCTTCAATAGGAATTCCGTAACTGTGATTCCCATCGGGTTTATTACCAATTTCTTATGCTCGGCGCCCATCATCTTTTTAACCGAATTCATGGTCATTATGCCCTCCTTCAAAACATATTCGCGGCATTCTACTTCCTCGCCTTTTACGTCAGTTTTCTCTACATAATTGCGTGTCTGGATCACATCCGCCAACATGGAAAATGTAGAGGGGCGTCCTATGCCAATTTCGTCCAAATTATCAATGAGACTGGCCTCTGTATATCGGCTGTGTCGGTTAGTAAATCCGACAATCGTTTTTATATAATTGTATGGAATGGTTTTGTCCTTCACGTATTGTAGACGCAATATTGTTTCTGAGAAAAACAAATTCTTTTGCTCTATTTCTTTTGCGGCTTTGTTGTCAATTTTGATTAGGTCCAAGAACCCACCGAACTTAGGTGTCTCTATCGCGTGCTTATAAATACAAACTTCAGGGGCACTTATCTCAAGCGGCAAACAGTTAAATGTGGCCGCCGACATACAACTCTGCATAGTGTTTCGCCAAATCATTACATACACTTTCTCCAACTTCTCTTGACCCAGCACAATTTCATGCATTGCTATATTGGTCACGCGAATGGCCTCATGAGCTTCGCTTGATCCTTCAACATTTACAACCGATTCCACATTCACATGTTTTTTCGTCCATTTTTCCTCTATATATTTGGCGGCAATTTCCGTGAAAACCGGCGAATACTTGCGGCTGTCGGTTCTCATATAAGTGATGTGTCCTAATTGATACAGAGTTTGACAACATGCCATGACATCCTTGGATCCCATACCAAAAGCATTGCTTGCAGCCTGTAGCAACGTGGCAGTATTAAAAGGTTTGGGAGGGGATTTTACGGATTCTCGCATTTTTCCGATAGAGAGTTCATGTTTATGTGATTTTGATTTTTCCAAGAACATCTCTATCTCTTCATAGGAATTCATTTCTTTGTTCAATTCAAACAAATAATCTTGCGAGAAAAATGCGGCCTGGACGCGATGTTTAAGTCCCCTGTCCGCCGCCGACTTTTTCGCCTCCATTTCATTTTCATATACCAATCTTAACGCAGGTGTTTGACAACGTCCGGCGGATAAGCCTCCGCTCTGATTACCAGAACAAACGTGCTTCCATAATAGAGGCGAAATCTTGAATCCAACTAACATATCTAATACTTGTCGGGCTTGTTGCGCTTTAACCATATTCATGTCTATTGTGCGAGGATTGGCAACAGCAGCGAGCAAAGCCGGTTTGGTAATTTCATGGAAAATGATTCGCCGAGTGGTGGCAACAGGCAAATCAAAAATATCGCATATGTGCCACGCAATAGCTTCACCTTCTCTATCGTGATCGGAGGCTAATATCACATTTTCTTTGGGATACCCGGCTATAATGCCGCGCATTTTATCTACATGAGCCTTCTTATCGGGATCAATATCAAAAGTGATGGCATAATCTTTTTTTGCGTCAATGCTTTTTAATCCGCCGATAATGCGCATATGCCCATTACAAGCAATACATTTATAATTGTCTCCAAGATAGGACTCTATTTTACTACATTTGCTGCTGGATTCAACAATAAGTAGAAAATTATTAGACATGGTTTTTGATTTTGTTTTTGGAGGCATGGTCTAATATACAAAAGTGAATTGCGTCTATATTTTGTTCAAATATAATTAAATGTGCGAAACTAATTTACAAAGAAAAATATAATTAAATTATTCAAAAAATGATACAGTCTCTATTTCCAGCAAAGAAAAACCTAATAACTGATTTACAGAATTTAAACGCTCTTGGCTTTTGTTTGTATATTTCATATTTATGCTATTTTGACAAACTTGAAAATTGTGATATCACATTATCAGCATATTTGTTATTTGATTTGTTTTTTTCATCAAGTGAATCCAGTCTCCATCATATTTTAACACTAAGTCTAACTTTTTATAAATCCATGTATGGAATCAGTGATATAGACTCTGTCACAATATCAAGACCATTTTTTAAAACTGAGTACAGCACCATTCTTTTATTAATTAAATATTTCTATGACGAAAAAGCATCAGAATCATTAAAAAAAAATAGATTCTCCAAAATATTATACGGAATAAATGATTTGGCATTTGTGACAACATTTGTCAAATTTCGCGTATTTGATCTTTATACAAACGCAATACAAAATACAGAAATACATAAAATAATTAACAAAAATTTGTATGAAGATAGTTACATAAGTTATATTCAATTGACACAGTTTTACGCGGGAATGTGTGGATTGTATTTGTTGAATTTTTATTGGTTTTGCTTAATAAGCAAAAAGTTATACAAACAATTTGTGATTCCCGCATTTCCACAAATCAATACAATTAAATTTGCGGAACGTTTGCTTCCATGGACATTATTTGCGTCTATGATTCCCTATATTTTTAATGTGACTCAATTAAAATCAAATTGCATGATAGATATTGCCGGAATAACCGCGGTGTCATTTGCTTCGTACAATTATCACAAATATAAAAGCGTCATGTTTGATTCTGGCAAAGACGTTTATATAATGGATTCTCATATAGTTGATGGAATGAGCAGACACGATGATAACATTAGCATGTTATTTTTCATAGACCAAGGATCCATACATTTGAAATCTGTTTTGACAACAATGGCAATGGGCAGCGACGCAAGTTTTTCATCCATGATCTTACATTTTGTTTTCTTTTTCGGAGCATTTATTTATTCTAGTCAGCAAAATCAAATAGTGTACCATGCCGCAGGAACCAATGAAGAAGGCAAACGACACATGGCAAATTTTGACTTAATGTTGTTAATTCCTTCATTGTATGATTATTATAACGTTATTCGCATCATTGACGATCGCTCTGTCAAAACAGAAATCATATTGTCTATTGTTATTATGTATTTAGTTAATAGAATGAAACCTTTCTATGAAATAAATCATGTGGCGATACATTTAACTGCTATTTTACAAACATGGGTTCTTGCGCGTGCCATCATGAATGTTTCACCGTCTATTGAATAAAATAAAATAAATAATGATCATGACTATGGGAACACTAATATAACACCACAATGATGGAATAGTAAAAGGTTCATTTGACAGATTGCCTGCAATCGCGGCAATTATAAATGAAGAAAATATTATTAAAGATGTGATTCTAAATTTGGTTGAAATCAGTGCTGGCACAAACCAAATTAGAAAATAAGTTAAAACATTTGGGGTGAAATTTCCAAAATTGGCCGAAGTCCATTCCCAATATAAATGAGTTGATTTCTGTTTTGTACAGACTTTATCTGACGCAAATATGCTCATTTTGTTTGTTTGTGGATTGTCATTTTTGTCATAAAAAATTCTGGTCAACACATTCACAACAATCCATATGATTGACATCCAAATTGCCACAATGAACAGATTTTTATCATATGAATTGCTATTTATGTAATAAAATAAATTCCACATAGTTGGTTGAAGTATAACTAATATGTAAGCAAACTCTGTTAAAATTACATTAATAAAATTTGAGCATTGGTTGACAAAAAAGTATTGAAATCCTTGAAGAAATTCCATGAAAGTGTAGAATAATAAAATGTATTGGATTCCAGTTTTTGCCAGGGCATTTTCGTAAAAATAAATATATATTGTTGTTAAAATGCCAGCGGTGGCAAAATAAAACGACATTTCCGAATTGTAACACATAATTATATATATCATATCGCATATAATTATCTAATAGTGAAAATAATTTTCTAACCCATGTATTTGTCAAAATACTGCTTGCTGACTAATAACGGAATCGGCACCATTGTCCCGCTGCCGGATCGCCGCTTCTGTTTGGCATTTCCGTCAGATTCATTTGAATTTCCATTCATGTAATTACAATAATAGACATAAGCATCATAGGTTGATACCGATTGTGCGCCATTCTTGTCTTTCATATCATCCATGGCAAGCATAATATCCACTTGTTTGTCCCATAATTTTGACCGCATCTTGTAGATATATTTCTCCTGATCTATTTCCAAATCGGGGAAAAAATGCTTTAAAATATTAACAACTTGTTTTTCTGTTATATTTCCAGAATGATTCCACTGTTTGAATAGCGTAGCCAATTCACTAATCTCTATTTCTAGCTCGGTCTCATCGGTTATCATTGTCTCCTCCCAGAATTTCAGGAATTGGCAAACTGTTGGCAAATACTTACTACTAATGCCCTTAAACACATCAGTTTCAATATCGTAATTGGCTTCCAATTGTTGCGATATAAAAGACTTCACCTTGCCTGTCAATACTACATTGGGCAACTGTTTATACTCCAAAAAATGCTTCCATAAATATAGCATGTTTTTCCATGTAATTTCTGTAGTTGATTCAGCAAAAGAAGATGCCAGAGAAACGGTAATATATTCTTTCACGAATGTGGTCATCAAGGTTTCTGGTGAAATAGTTTTCAAATAAAATGTCTTGTCAATCAATGTGTCATCATTGCTGTATTTGCTTAAGTAAATGTCAGAACTAGAATATCTATTTGAATAGTGGCACGCGACAAACAATAGGTCCAAGCCCACAGACGTCTGCGTCCAAGATTTATCAATGTTGCCTGAAGCATTTAACAGTCGGATGTTACTGTACAAATGATCTTGATGATACTTGTATTTAAAAGACTGATTCAAATTCGCACCAAACCATATTTGACACATAGAATTCAAACTACTAATCATCAGTTTTGCCGCCGGGTCCATCATATGTATCAACGATTCATTCTTCTTCATGATATTGTCGCCTAGAACCGTCAAGAAGTATTTTGCCTCGTTTTTAGAAGAGAAAATCGCGGGACTAAGGACATTCAAAACCGATTGAATGGTCGCGGATTCGGGGATGCATGAATAGACGTGGTTTTCTCGGATGCGTTTCATGATGGCGGACTTGGTCTTGTATTTCCAAGACATGAGTTGGCGGTCGCGACTAATAGAGGACAATATGTTATATAGGACCTCATCTTCAGTGATGCTGATATAATTCAGTCCATCATAATAGAAGAAATTCTCGGTGGATGACGCATAAAAATAGCGATTATTGGTTAAGAAAGATTGCATGAAAGCGTCTTGCTCTGTGGTAAGTTCCTCAATGCGTTGGACGCGATCGGCGTGATTCTTCTCTATATTTTGTAGGACAAGAGGGAGTTGATTACAGATGAAATTTTCCGTTTTGGATATCATATAAGTATCATCCTTGTATTTTTCGCACAAAAGGTCAATTGCTTCGGTGATTTTTAATTTTATATTTTCCATGGTTTCAGATAGAGACGATATGAATTATATGAAGAAACGTTTATATGATTTTCCAAGTTCCTTGAAAACAATGTCTATGTTTTTGCTCGTCCTTTGAAAACAATGTCTATGTTTTTGCTCGTCCTTTGAAAACAATGTCTATGTTTTTGCTCGTCCCTTGAAAACAATGTCTATGTTTTTGCTCGTCCCTTGAAAAATTGATTCAAAATGAGGCAGATCTCTATCGTTCACAAAATAAAATGAACAATCAAACCCGAATCTTAATCTTTGACGTGGAAACTACCGGCCTTTTGCCTACGATCCCCACGGATCAAAAAAACAATCATGTGAGCAATCTTGCTCTATATCCATATATAATTCAATTTAGCTTTATCTTATATAATTTAGAAACCAGGGCGATAGAGAGAAAACACAACTTCTATATAAATGTGCCGGTTGACGTGCCCGAGAAAATAACCGAAATAACGGGAATTACAAAAAAGATGTGCGACGAACGCGGCATTCCCATATTATTGGCATTGGACTGTTTCTATGAATGTTACACAATGGCAGGTTGCGTGATAGCACACAACTTGACATTTGACGCCACGATGATCCGCGTGGAGCTGGATCGCAATAGGGCTGAAATAGACCTTAAAGCCCATTACTGTTTCAATATATTTGACGCGGAATTTGAGAAATCGCACCGAATAGAGCGATTCTGTACCATGCGTTATGGCACAAACATATGTAATGTCATGAAGGCCAAGGAATCTAAGGATGGAAAGGTCACATACTACAAGAAATGGCCTACATTATTGGAGTTTCATAAACATTTGTTTGATACAATTCCGGAGAATCTACATAATTCAATTGTGGATGTGTTAGTTTGTATGAGATGTTATTTGAAATCATATCGGAAAATAGAGATTGCGGAATTGGAGTTTTCCAATATGATGAAAATGTGTCTTTAACCAGAATGTTGTTCTAAAATAAAAACAATTGTGTATTTTTTTATTTCTTTGTATCTTTCTACATCCACAGACAAATCAAAATCTATTGGACGATAATTACCATTTCTGCCTTCTCTATTGTATCCCCATCTATCTGTGCTCAATATTTTTTTTATAGGTAATAATAATTCTTTCTCCAATAAACATCCGTTACTTAAATCCGGTTTTATTTTATTAGAAGTTTTAACATGTAAATATGAACCTTTATTCTTAAATTCTTGTTCTAAAAAATCTTTAAATTCCAAGTAATTTTTAGGTAAATTATTACACAAAATAATATCTGTA